ACACCGACCTTGCAGATCAAGAGCACGGCCGGGCCTACTGCTACAGCGAAGATCCTGGATCGCGCAGGTATCGACGTTACAGCAGAGGATATGCAGGAGCCGCCGCTCGAAACCTGGGTGTCCGATAGCATTGATAAGATCGACCAGGACGAGGCGGGGAATGACCCGCTTACTCCACTGGATATGCAGCTTAAGGCCCAGGAAATTCAGGTCAAGCTGGCAGATGCAGCAATTCGGTCTGGCACCATCGCACAACAGAATGAACAGCGTCAGCAGCAGCACGATCAGAAGACGGGCTCTGACGCTGGCCTTCAAGAGCACAAAGAGCGCGAGGCTTCCGCGAAAGCGGACTTGGCCGAGAAGAAGCTCAAAGAGAGTTCCTTCAAACCGAAGCCCACAAAAGGCGGTAAGTAATGAGGCGTACATACACAGACCACGATAAGGCCGTGGTGTATGCAGAACTCACTGTGAATGAAGGTAATGTAAAGCGTACAGCTAGAAACACGGGAATTGACGTGTCGGCTGTTCGACGTTGGAAAATGGAGTGGGCGGCTAAAGGTGTGCCAGAGGCGGTTACCGCTGAGGTAGAACTTGTAGCCAACGACTTTATTTCCAATGCTGTCCGAATCCGAGGTAAGCTACTTCAGAAACTAGAGGCGGTGCTAGACACCGGTGAAAGGGCGACTATCCCTCAGCTAGTTACTGGAATTGGCGTCCTTTCGGACAAGATCCGTGCATACGAAGCTATCACTGAGACAACTAGGGTGGAGCACACGCTTGCCCTTCCCCCGGTTGAAGAATTGCGGGAGTTGTTTTCAGGTCTAGTTGTCGGTATGCTGGACGCAGCCCGCTCACGGGCAGCAGAAATCGAAGCTTTCGAGGAACCAGTCCATACGACGTATAGGGCACTCACGAGGGCGGAGGAGGAATACGTTGAGTAATTACGATGCAGCTTTGGGGGCATTCCACGATCTAGAGTCCGATTCGTCGGCTCAGGAAGGGAACCAGCCTGAAGCCCCGACAACGGGAGCGCCAGAGACGGCACCTGTCGAACCAACACCGAGTCAGTCGGTAGAACCGACCTCAAAGAGTATCGACATTAGCCACCTACCAGAAGAAGCGCAAATTTTCATTCGCGCTCGTGAACGCGAGATGCAGTCTGATTATACGCGCAAGACTCAGGAGGCGGCACAGCAGCGTCAGGAAGCTGAGCAGGCTATTCAGTTTGTCCAGGCGCTCAATTCGGACCCACAGTTCGCCCTACAAGCGTACCAGACCCTCCAAGGCCAGCTAGCGCAGCTAGGCTACCTCCAAGAGGCGGAGGAAACGTATGACGAGTACGGGCAACCTGTTGGGCCTGATCCCTACGAGGAGAAAATTGCTGAGCTTGAGCAATGGCGGGATCAGATGCAGGACGAGTGGCAGACAGCTAACCTCTCAGCCCAGCTGGATCGGCAGATTTCTGTGATTCAGAGTCAGCACCCAGACTGGACCGAACAGGATATGCAGGCCGTCATCGACCTTGGTTTTGCTACCAATGGCGACCTTATGGCCGCTGCGGGGCAGTATCAGGCGGTGCAGGATCAGGTACTCGCCAGGTATCTAAGTAGTAAGTCTTCGGTTAACACCCCTGCTCCGCTACCTTCGGGTAGCGCACAGCAGCAGAGTGTTCCACCCCAGACTGAGGAGCAGCTTCGTGCTGCCGCTATGGAGATCGTCAGAGCACAACTTAGTTAACCACTTCACTCTAGGACTTGTTTGTAAGTTCGGTAAGAGGAGTGACAAATGGCTTTTCTAGGCGCATCTGTTGCCTCGACTCTTTCTGGTGTTCTCAAGGATGTTTATCTAGGCTCCGTTGTGGAGCAGCTAAACAACGAAGTGCTGATTCCTCAGCGCATCGGCCGTGAGTCCCAGGATTTCTCGGGCAACCAGGTCGTCCTCTCTGTCCATAAGCAGCGTTCTGCTGGCGTGTTCGCACGCGGCGAGAATGTTCAGTTCGCCAACCCTGGCGCACAGCTTTATGCAAAGCCGGTCTACGATATCAAGGCGCTCTACGGACGCGTTCGTATCACTGGACTTGGCCGCGTGAAGACTGCGACCCAGGCAGGTGCCTTTCTTAAGGTGCTTGAGGGCGAAATCAATGGTATGAGAAACGACCTTAAGATGGATCTAGCTCGCCAGCTATAATGTATGGCTGTATCCTTTCAAACCCAAGTGAGGGCGTATGACTCGTAAGAGAGAGAAACTCCAAGCATATTTTGCCGGTTTATTCGACGGCGAGGGAACTGTTGGGGTTTACTTTACTGGTGGGGTGTGGAGACTTTCTGTAGGAATTCATATGATTGTCCCCCTCCCTATCGGGCTTCTTTTTCAAGAGTATCCAGAAGCTACTTTTAAAAAAATTGATGGGGCCTATCGGCTCAATCTATATGGAGAAACCGCTCGACGGTTTCTTGAAGAAATGAAGCCCTATGTAGTTTATAAGCATGAACAGATAAAACTTGCTCTGTCATTTTTAAACTACTCAAGTCGGTATCGTGCAGATAGGCGGCGTAAAAAGTTGCCAATGAATGCTCCTTATCCGGCTCATTTTCATCGACGCGCACAACAAATTGCCGATAAGATGAAAGAGCAAAAAGGAACACTAGGGGTGAACTCGGTGGAACTCTGGCCTTCTAAATCCAGACAATACCGAGCCAAGCAAGATGAAGCAGAATCAGATGTAAAAAAGATTCGAGAGCATCTTGAAGGTGTAGAGACTAGGCACAGCGAAAGCGTTGAAGCCACTAGCGCCCCTGAGAAAGATATAGTCCAAGTATAATATACTTGATACGGGGACGGTACGGCCCGGATTTCTTCCGGTTCCGCTGCCGCTGCCAACGTCATCGATATCCGCCCCATCTCGGGCGGTTCTACCAATACAGCCGAGCCGCTTCGTAAGGGTGAGGTGTATATTGGAATGCAGATTGACGGCGGTACCCTTGCTGCTCCGACCACACGGTTTGCAGACCGTGGGGTTACCGATGTCAGCGTCTCACTAGCGCAGATCACCATTGATGGTGCTGTTGTGACGATGACTTCCGGTACTGACTTTATCTTTCGCCAGGGTAACGCTGCGGCTTCCTCGGTCTCTTATGAGATCGCTGGTTTGTCACAGGTGATACCTACGGCCGCCAATACCTTTGGTGGTATTGACGCGTCGGCGGTGGGTAATGGTTGGTGGGACGTGAACCGCATTAACGCTGCGGGTGCTCTTACACTGGATCTTATGACCCAGAGTGTCAACACGGTGACGGTTGCCGGCGGAGATACCTCTGGTATGATTTCCAGTCCGGGCATTCAGCGTGCGCTATTCAACCTCCTGCAGCCCCAGGTCAGGTATGTTGAGCCGATGACCCTCAAGGGAGGGTTTAAGGCACTCGACTACTTCGGTCAGCCGTTTATCGCGGATCGTCAGGCTCCGTTTGGGAAGGTCTTCTTCCTCGACGAGAAGCATCTGAAGATGTTCGATACCGGCGACTGGAACTGGCTTGACGAGGATGGTAACATTCTCAAGTGGGTTGTTGGGTTTGACGCTTAGGTTTCCTGAGCACATATTTCTAGAGAGGCCACGATAGATGGCGATGAATAATAAAAGACGCTCTATGAGAGCGTATCTAGCCGGATTCTTTGATGGAGAAGGTTGGATTAAGGTTTCAAAATCTGGACAAAGCAATCCGTGTTTGCATGTGGCGGTTGCTTCAACTGATCCTCTCCCAATTGGTTTATTTCTTGCGGAATTTCCAGAAGGGAAATTATACTATAGAAAAAGCCAGAAAGAACATTGGGCTCCCCAATGGCAATTTGAGTTATTGGGGACAAACGCTCAGCGTTTTTTGGAAGAAATGAAACCTTACATTGTCCTAAAGCATGACCAAGTAAAAATTGCGCTTTCAATACAGGCCCATTATGGGCGTAATATGATTATGAAGGCCAAGACCGGGCAGCCTAAAAACTCTAAAAATTCTGATAAATATGTATCTAGATACCAGAATTTAGCAGAGAAATTGGCTCAGTGTAACACCAAAGGAAATAATAAAAGGGTGAAAACGGTGGATACGTGGTTGGAAATACCAACGCGGGAATACCGTAGCAAGCGAAGCGATGTTGAAAAAGATGTTGAACTTATGCAACAGCGTTTTGAAGCTCTAGAGACTAGGCTCAGCGAAAGCGATGAGGCCACAAGCGCCCTTGAGAAAGATATAGTCCATGTTGAAAAACATTAGGGGAGGCCGTGCTTGCGAAGTATTGCAACCTCGGCGCTCAGCGGAGGAACACGCAGCTGGTCCTGTATGGACTGACGGATGATCCTTCTGGGATTTAGTATATAATCCTTAGGATAATTTGGAGAAGGATAGTGTATAATTGTTCTTAGATGCACGCACCTTTAGTGAAGTGGGGGCAAGGGAGACGTACCCCCTCCTTCTCCAATGTCCAATTGGAGACATATGGAACGCGAATTAGCACAGATTTGGACACCTTTCGGATATCAGGCGAGGGAACTTATTGCCGCCCGCAAGGCGGCAGGGGAGTACGATCCAAACCTAGATTTTGGCTTCAATGAGAAGACCCAGCAGTATTGTGTCTATCTCAAGGTCGGGAGCAACGACGCCAGTAAGTTTGGCGACCTGCCTATCCTAGGATTTGTACCCCCAAATAGAATCCCCGCACCGGAGGAAATCAAGAAACGGCTATACCAGTCGGATGCTGTGAGACGTGGACACGAAATCATTGATGAATGGAATCGGCAGAACGATTTGCTGATGAACAAGGACCACTCAGATGTTGACGGCCAGCTGGCTGAGTCTATGGAGTGGGGTTTTAGAAAAATGGGGTCGGACAAGGCCCCCGTTAAAGTCTATATGCCAGGTGATGGGAGATAAATAATGCTTATACCAGGTGATCCGTTCGAGCAGCGCAAGCGGCAACTTATTGCCAAGTTGTCTGGACGTGGTGGGCGTAGTGGAGGCGGGTTTAGGGTAGGCCGTCCTAGTGGTTCCGGATTTGGTCGCGGACTTGCTTTTGGCAGCGCAGGCGGGCAGGGTCAGCGGACATCCGCTCTTCCGCAAATGTTGGGACAGTATGGAGGCAACCAGGAGTATGGTGCGGGGGCAATTGAAGCTCCTCAGTTTGATCTGCTCCGTGATGGGGGAAGTTTTGGTTATGGGCCTGTATCCTCTCCCGGTGCTCCTGGGGCACAGCCTATGATTAACCCCCTAATCCTTAGGCAGCTTCTTGGAAATTACGGACTGCAAGGACCGGGTGCAAGAGCTTACTAATGGACGTTTCAGAGATTCTATCGGAATTGGTGGACCACGGGTTTGAAGATACCAGTACCGAACGTAAAATGGCAAAGATTAACGATGCCGTTTGGGATATTGAATCTCGTGAACCATGGCCTTTTCTAGAGAAGACGCTCGCCCTCAACTTTGACGGGGCTTCTCCGACTCCGACAAATATGCCAACTGACTTCAAGACCACTCTTTGGATCTATGATAACACCAATGGGGTGACCATCTGGCCTGAGCGGTTGTCTACAATTCGGGACCGTTATGGAAACCAAATTACCCAGGTTTCTGACCCCGCTAGTTATTATTTTATAGCAGGCCAGATCAGGCTCTATCCGGTGCCTCCGTCCTCGGCAGGTCGGTTCCAGTTGGATTATATTGCAACACAACCTGAGCTTACAGAAAACTCACTTCAGGCAAGTATTCTTCTTCCCACAAGACACCATCAGGTAATTGTTCTTGGTGCTCTATGGCGACTGTACAAGATGGAGGATGACCCTGAAAATGGGAACATGTTCCAAACTGATTATGAGAACAAGATTCAGCAAATGCACGAAGACCTATTCCGTAGGCAGTATCAGCGGTCTGACCAAATCTTCGTTGTTGATGAGGACGATCTTTACGACTATTAGGAGGCTTAATGGCTATTCTGCAAGCGCAGACGTTTGATGGTCTCCCAAGTGGAATGAACCTAGCGCAGCCGGCCCATACGCTTGAGGATACCGAGGCTCGGTATCTACAGGACGCCCTGCTTGACTATCCCGGTCTCGTGCGGCGTAGAGGGCCAGTTCGCGCAGCCGCAGGTTTTCCCACCTTCGCTAAGAAGGGTTGTGGAATTGTAGGCACTATTACGCCCGCAGGAAACTACAGAATTGGTGTTCTTGTGGGTGATAGTGCTACAGGTCAGTTTCAAATGCTTAGCAACGACTTTTCAACAGCTACAGCATTTACATGGAATGGATTCCTTCCGCAGGTCCCTTACTTTGCAGTTGATACCAAACCCGCCCTGCTCGGAGGGGCAATAATTGGCACCTCTTCTCAGTACAACTCGGCTGCTCCAACTCAGACCCTGGCATTCTGGCGTGGTGGAAATATGGTGGATTATACAACAGGGACTATTTCTTTCACCCTAGGGTCTAGAACTGTCACCGGATCCGGAACCACCTGGACTACCAATATTGCATCTGGTATGTATATCTTTGCTAACACTGTAGATGCTTCACGCGGTAACTTTACCAATACATTGATAGGGGTCGTCAAGTCGGTTGATTCAAACACTTCACTGACCCTTTTGGACGTGGCAAATTACACAAGTACAGGTCAAACCTACACAGCTACCAGTGTGCGCGGATTTCAGTATAGGATTGTGAAAGGACGCATTACTTCTACCACCACCTCCACTACTGTAACTGGTGCGAATACCAAGTTTATCTCGCAGGCGATGAACACGGGTACATGGAATATCTATCGTGCCGCGGATATGGCCTGGGTTGGGAAGGTAATTACTATTAACAATGAAATCAGCGTAACCCTTGTCGCCAATGCCGCGATCGCCCTTAACAACGAAAAATTTGTAGCTCTGAGGGGTGACGGGGATTGGGTTCTTAGCACCATGGGTTCCGACAACAAGGTCGGGTTTCTAACTGCTTTCTATGCCGGTCGGCAATGGTATGCTAATAATGGTCGCGCCCTCACGCGTACATCGCGTGTATGGTTTTCCGATATTAGTGATCCCGAGGGTATCGACCTCAGTTCCTTCGACGGGGATTTCTTTGACGTATCTTCGTCCGTGGGGACGGATACTCCTATTAAGGCTCTTGTACCGGCCTATAATGGGCTGCTCATCATTAAGGAGAATGAAACCTATGCAATCACCGGATCAACTTCCACGACGTTCTCGATCAAAAAGATCCAGGATGATGGTACCTTGTCTGGTATGTCCGCACAACCATATGGTGGCGGTGTCATCTGGGCTGGAGTCGATGGAATCTACTTTTATGATGGTATTAGTGTTTCCAACCTTTCTGCGGAAAAATTAGGGGATTACTATAAGAACGCGGTTCGTAACATGGACCCAAATACTTTTCGTATGTGGGGTATGGTCGTCCGAGGCCACTATATGCTCCATATTGAGAATCTAGCCCCAAGTGTGGGCGTGCAAAAGGGATCAATTTCCTATACGCCTACGGCGCTAACATATGTCATTAACCTTGAGACCCGTGCTTTTTCTGTATTCACCAACCTATCCTTCAGAGGATACATAGAAACTCCGGCGGATACCGGAAAACAGAATCTCTACATTGTGAATGACAACACCAAGGCAATTATCGGTCAAGGTTTTGATTTATTCGATGTTGACGATAATGATTCAATTCTCTGTGATCTGGGCGCTAGCGCAGGCACATATAGATATGGGGAGACTTCACTTGGAACAGCAACCACTTTTGCCGGTGAGGCCGATACCAAATACTTCTCCAAGATTACTATCCCAACGAGGGCTGCTATTCAGTCGGTCTCAGTTTATAGCGTGGGACAGGGTGGAGGTTCAGCTGGGTGCAACGTCAGAGCGGGTATATATTCCGATGTTGCAGGGGTTCCTACTGCACTTTTGGGTACCACCGCTGTGGTTGCCCTTAACCAAGCAGACGGCCCCGCTTTCAGAAGCTATGGGTTCGCCACTCCGGTTGAGCTTGCCCCTGGTTCTTATTGGATCGGGTCGCAGGTCGAGACCAGTGCTAGGATTAACTTCTATAAGCGAACTACTGCTAACGCTATCCAATTCAACACAGACGCCTATGCAAACGGACTCGCAAACCCCTTCGGCGCTCCTTCTAACGACACCGGACCTCTAGTTGCGTTTGCCCAAGTTCTGTCTTGCGGGCCTGATTTCTACGTGGAGAGTAAGAAGTTCACCGAGGGCGACTCTATGCACAAGAAACTGTTTAAGCAGCTTTCTCTAACATATATCTCTCAGGGTGACTCTCTCAAAATTGATACAGTTCCCGGTTTGCAGGCCATTGGACGCACGGCTACGGCTGCGTATCCTACCACGGTGTACACATGGGATCAGTTGGTTGTGCTTGCCGGTACATGGGACAACCTAGCTCTCCTATTCCCAACCTGGGAAACGCTTGTGTTGGCTAATTTTAAGCCTAAAAGGATCAAGTTCCTTAAGCGTTCCCAGATGCTCAGTTTCCGTTTGTGGCAAAACAGTCCTGCGGTAACCAAGGCACATCTAGGACCTTTCCAAATTGCTTTCAAGTGGCAAAGATTGGGGCGCATATAAATGCCAGAAGAAACCATTGGTGAGTGGACTGTTGAGCGTTTGGTTCGCTTTCTGCAGAACGCACTAGAAGAAAGCCCGCCCTCGCGAATTCCTGCCCTCGTTTGTGATGAGTTGACCGTCAATGCAAAATTGGCGGTTACAGATCAAATTCAGTTTGGTCAGTTTCAGACGACGGTAGGGGCCGCAGGGTCAGCCTCTGCACTTCCGGCTACCCCTACAGGGTACATTCGTGTCCTGGACTACACGGGTCAGCCCTTCGTGATACCCTACTACAAGGCGGCATAAATGGCACAGGACGCAACAGGCACCCCTACCCCAAAGGGCATTCCAAAGTTTAATACCGCCGTGGATGCTCCCTCTGGTAAAGGGTTTAACGCTGCCATGGATGTGATTGATGGGTTGCTTAATTATATTAAGGTTCGTAAAAACTCCGGTGGGTCAGACTTTGAGCGCCAGCGTCTTAATTTGGTTGAGGGTTCCAACATCACACTTACAGTATCAGATGACGCCGGTAACAACGAGGTGGATGTTACTATTGCATCTTCATCTAGTGCTCCAACTTATCAGACGACACTTCCAGGCGCCCCTACTGATGGGCAGGAAACGATTCTTGTTGATTCAACAACGGCACCGACCTATTCTTGGCTGTTGCGTTATAATTCGACACTTGCCAAATGGGAGTTTATTGGGGGACGGCCTGCTTTTGCAGAAGTGGCAACTTCGGAAACGACATCTTCGGCAACCTATACGGCCCTTGCAACTGCGGGGCCAAGTATTGTACTTCCAGTCGCAGGCGATTACCTGGTCGCTATCGGGGCCAAGTCGCAGCCTTCTACTACGTCCACCACAGCCCGAATGTCCTATGATATAGGCGGCACAGGTGCGGTAGACGTCGATGCTTACGAAGCTTCCTGGGGCACGGCGGGAGACCCACCGCTGGTGAACGGTACGTTCCAGCGTGTGAAAACAGGTCTTTCAGCGGTGACTTTGACGGCCAAATATAGGAACTCCACTGCTACCACAGCTACTTTTGCAAAACGGTGGATGTCCGTTTACCCGGTGAAACTTGGTTAATAATGAGTAGCTATTATGACACCAGCGGAGGTCAGGTTCGCCTAATCCCCGGTTCTGGTACATATCTAGAAAACCAAGCAAAAGCACAGTCAGCTTATCAGCGTGCTAAGGCCCAGCTACAGGCGCAGCGTCAACAAACACAGATCAAGGCCGGCCTGAACAAAGATTATGCCGTAGACCCCAATGCACAGTATGGGGGATACCAGCAGATGCTTCAAATACAGGGTTCAGAGCTAAGCTCTGCTAATGAGCAGGCACAGCAGAGAGGGTTCTTTGGGTCTGGGCTGGGAAATCAGGGAGAATCGGCCCTACGTTATGGACATGCGGTCGGTGCTCTTGGTTTCAAGAACGCTCTGGCGGACTATGAATCTGGCTATCAGTCTCAGATGGGCGATATTGAGCGGCAGAAGAATGCCGAAATGCTTGCTTCTCTACAAAATGCTGCCGACAATGGGCAGGGAGATTGGACTCCTCCTGGATCGGATTCGGACTATCTGCCTGATCCAATTTTGTTTGCTCCTAATTTTACAATGCCTGGCTTGCCAAATATGCCAAAGCTAGGACAGAGACCAAAGGGTGGTTATTTCCCACCAAAGAAAAAGCGTAAAACTTCCAAAACCGGGCCTGGCGCAGGTACCCGAATACTCTAAGGAGGGATATAATGATTAAAATTCCAGGCAGAAAGTATCTCTCCTCTGGCAATCCTCTGCACCGCAAAGTTGTTCTTAAAAATCCTAAGAATAAGAAGCTGCTCCCTAAGAAGCCAAAGAAGCAAGGAGTTGGTTTCAATCCACAAAAAATGGCCCAAACAATGACAGATTTGGGTTATGGCGCAGGCATCGCCGAACTTCAGAGGCAGATTGCCCAAAGTCAGGCACAGGAGGAAGAAGCCCTTAAGGACCTCCAAGGATGGGCTACCCAGATTGAAGACCAACGTGCCACAGGTGCATCACAGGCTGCCGCTGCTTGGGATCAGGGCATCCAACAGGCTCAACAGGGGCAGGGGAGCATCAATCAGCTGTTTGGAGGCGCAGGAGGCGCTGAGGGAGCCGCCTACGGTCAGGCAGGGATAGACATGCTCTCCGGCCTTGCTGCCTCTGACAAGGCGTTTGACGCCCGTATGGCCCCTATTCTGGGGGCACAGTCGCTAGACTATAGACGTAGGGCCAGTGGGGGCTTCAACAGCCAGCAAAAGGAGCTTCAGGGGGGCTTAGGCGACCTTCAGCGGGAAAAGGGTGCCGCCTACCAGAAGAACCTGATGGACATGATGGATATGGCTTGGGGTCGCAAGCAGGATATGCTTCAGTATCAGACAGGGCAGCAGGCTCTTAAACAGGCTGCCGCACTACAAAAGTTTGAGTTAGCACAGGCACAGCAGGGCCTTGTTAGGGGTGGACAGGAGATTCAGCAGGGGAATCTAGATATCAAGGCCCAGAAACTTGCTCTGAAGAAATCGCAAATTGAGCTAAGGAAACTGATTGAGGCTCCGGGTGGGGTTGATTGGAATGACCCAGCTACTAGAAGCAATATTGGCAATGCAGCTTTCAGTGGGGCAATGAGTCCGAGGAACACCTTTGCGGTAAGTCCCAAGATTGCTCTTGCTAATGCAATGACTGCTCTTGCTCAGATGGGACTTGCCAGCGATCCTCGTGCTGTGGCAGCGGTGCGCAATGCCTTCGCACAAATCCTTCGCCTAAGTCACGGACACAAACAGTGGACAAAGTGGAAGATTAACAAGCAAGGACAACTTATCTTTGCTCCTGCGGGTAAATCTCCCGCCATTTTAAAAGGCGGCAATAAAAAGTAGGAGGAATAATGGCAACAAATCCGTTTGGAGGGCTAGGCGATAGTTCATCTAGCTCCGGCTTCGGCGGGTTGCCTACTCCTACCTACAAACCGCCCAAGCCTAAGAAGAAAAAGAAGATCAACAAGGCTGCTGTTATTGCTCTTCTTCAGTCTGATGCCTCTGGTCAGCAGAAGGCCATTGCTCTTGCTGAAGCAGGGTTTACGCCGAGACAAACGGCACAAGTTTTGGCTGCTTTTGAATTCGAGGGGCATCGGTCTTTTGGTGATAAACTCAAGGGAGTAGGCAAAGGAGCGCTAGGCGGAGCTACCTGGACCCTGGACAAACTCATGCGCCCCTCCTGGGCCATCTCATCTGCTGCAAGTGAGGCACTAAAAGGGGACCAAAAGTGGTATGACTTTCATCCCGCCGTTATAGCCGGTAAGGTAATCAGTCATCCTGGAAAAACTAAGGAAGTTGCAGAAGCGGCGCTCAGGGGTGTTAAGGGAGAAACGCGTAAGGGATTCGGGGAGGTTCTAGAGGAACAGGGTGTTCTTAAAGGACATCGTAGGCTCAGGGGTGCCACTGGTTTTGGTCTTGATGTTGCTACCGACCCCCTTATGCTTCTGTCTCTTGCTGGTGCTCCTTTCACGGGCGGGGGTTCAACTGCTGCTTATATAGCCGCTAAAACTGCAGGTAAAGCTGTTACCCCCAAGTTGCTTAAACAGGCTGCTGAGGAGGCAGGACAGAAGGCCCTCAAGGGTGAGGTTGACGAAATTACGGAGGAGTTGCTCAAGGCGGGTGGAGAAAAGTTTGCCTCCCGTAGAGCGCTTCTTGGACTCAACAAGTCCAACCAATCCCGGCCAATTATGGGCCTTACCCACGAGGAGGCTGTTGCAGCCAAATCGGAGGAGGCCCTAGCAACTTCTATTGCCCACAAAGAGGCGCTAGAAAACGACTATCGCAGAGTATACCTTCGCTATGGAACTAGAAAGCACCACCTTCAGATTCCTATAGCCCCTGCCCTAGCCCGTCCAGGACAGCGGATTAGTCGTGCGGGCATTCCCGTTATCAGCCAATTGTCTGACCGTCTAGGGCGGGGATTTATTCCCGACTGGAAGAATCCTCTTGTTCGTGCAGGCCAGGTTGCTCGTCAGCATGTCGCTGAACATAATGCGGTTATGCAGCGCCAAACGATCGGCAGAATCTTCAATGGTGTTGACGAAACTATGGACGTGGATCACTTTCTCCAAGCCCTGCACCACATGGAACAGCCGCTAAAGACTGCCAAGGGGGGTCGCTGGAAGGCAGTTGTTCCCATCAAGGCCGGCGGTTACAAGATCAACGAGCAGTACATGGCCTTGCTGAAGAAGCGGGGGCTAATGGACGCCAGCCAGGAGGATGCTATTCGGCGATACTTCGCGGCCACGGAATCTATGTACAAATTTGACCGTGCTGCGGGCGTAACTGTGGAGCATTTTGGTGCTACCGGTAAGTTTTATGTTCCCCACATTTTGAAGAAGGATGGCGAGACAGCTATCCCCACAATTACTCAGCGGGGGCTTCTCACCGAAGCGGGTTTCCAGAAGAACAGGAAAGGCGCGCTCTCAATTCTACAGATCAAAAAGCTGGTAGATGAAGGCGCTCTCCCAAAGGATATTGAAACCAATCCGTTTCGACTCTTGGCACATCGCTCTCGTGCGGGTGCTGAGCGCCAGGCGGACATGGCTCTTATCAATACCCTGAAGGCCAGTATCGGCGTACCTACCAGATTGGTTAGCGAGAAGGGCGTGGCCCGTGCCGTCAAGAGACAGGAAGCTGGCCTTGGTAAGTATGAGGCTGCTATCCGAGCAGCTGCTCATGCAGAGGGTGACTATGATAAGGCCGTCCAAAAGATAAAGGACGAACTTCTTCGTGTCCAAGGAGTGGCAGAGAAGGCACATATATCTGCCGCCGCCAAACTGCGTAAGAACGCTAAGGCAGGAAAGATTGAGGAGCTTGAGGGTAAGATCAAGCGGGCCAAGAAGTCGGAGCGTATTGCTGAACTACAGGCTGAACTACGCCGGGTTAGGGCTGCTAGGATTACAACCCCTCAGATTGTCAAGAACCAGGCCAAGATGGTCTCTCTACGTAAGAAGATGAATGATGCCCTCAAGGCGATGGATAACCCGCGCACATCTGTCCACAAGCAGGCGGTGTCTGAGTCTTTGATTGCCCACAAAACTGCAAAAGAAGTCTTGAAGGAAGCCAAGGCCGAACTCAAGTTCGCCAATGCTGCTGTTAAGGCGTCAAAGAGGGGCAAAGCAAATCGCGCGGTGAAGCCGAGTATGATGGTGGACAGCCGAGCTACAGACAAATACGGTAACACCTTTGCGTTCCCGCAAGAGGCGGCTGATAGTTTCCTCCGCTTGGAGCGGATCGTTAGCGGCAATGACTCCACGGTGGACAATTTCGTTGAGTCCTTTGGTAAGTGGCAGGGTGCCTGGAAGGTTCTTGTTACCATTATGAACCCAGGGTACCGTGTCCGCAACACCATGACCGACATGTGGAACATGTGGTTGTCGGGTATTGGTCCTAGGGCGCTTGGTTTTTATGGGACTCGTGCTGCCAGAACTATGAAGGCAGCCAGTGCCGGCGAACCCATTGCTTTTGGTTGGGTGCAGGAAGCAGCTGACCATGGTATCCTTGCAGGATTGTTCGCTGGGGATATCGCCAGGGTCGAAAAGTATTTCAAGTATGGCGGGAAAACCGCTCGTGCACTCCGCAAAAATCATAACTATATAGCTCTCACCACCAAGGTTATGCAGGACTTCAACAAATCCGCAGAGAATTGGGGTCGTCTAACCCATTATATGTGGCGCAGGCAGGGGCTTGGCGAAAGTGCGGGCGAGGCGGCCATGCGGGTCAAGTTGGCCCATTTCGACTATGAGGATCTAACACCCTTTGAGCAGAAACTCAGAGATACAATCTTTCCCTTCTATACGTGGACTAGGAAGAACATCCCCTATCAGGTTAAGAAGATATTTCAGGAACCGGGGCGATACTCTGCCTTTCCAAAACTGGTCCAGGAGGCAACTTATGTTGCCAACCAACCTGAGCAACCTGTACCTGAGTTTGTTGAAACAGGCATGGGGTTCCCTATTGGGAAGAACAAGTTCTATATTCCTCAGTTTGGAGTTTCCGATCTTATGCCTTTCCAAGGGCCGAGGGAGCCTCTAGACAGAGCCTTCTCTATGCTGTCCCCTGGAATCAAAGTTCCGGCAGAACTTTACTTGAACAAGTCGTTCTTCACAGGACAACCTATTGCAGATGATAGGCACCCTAGAGCACCGGTTACACCATTGGGTGCTGGATTATTGTCACTTATACCGGGTGGTAATGTTGGCAAGACGGCAAGACAAGGAGTAGAAGGACCAGGCGCTAACCCGTATTACGCTTACCTGCTTGGACAGATTCCGGGAACCAGGTTGGCCGGTGTTACAGGACCAGGGAGTATTGCTGCGAAACGAAGTGGAAACGCCTCGCTCACTTCCTGGCTCGGCGGCCAGTCCGTCGTTACAAGTGATCCACAACAGCAAGCTTACTATCAGAGTCTTGAAATTCAAGAACAGATAGACAAAATGTTGCAAGGATTGCGAGACGCAGGCAGAATACCAACCAACAAGCGAAAAAAGAGCAAGGTTGACAAACTAATCGAGCAGATCCTAGGAGGCAATTATGGCGGCTAACCTTGACCGTTTCTTCGGCGATGTGCTGAAGGCGGCAGGGGCACCGAACACTTCGGCTAACCGTCAATTTCTTAGGAACTGGCAGAAGCATGAGGGGGGCTGGACTAATAACTCAGCCTCTTTCAACCCCCTCAACACAACACAGGGCCCAGGTAAGAGCATCAACTCAGTCGGTGTAAAAGCCTTCGCCGACTATGGTACCGGAGTTAAGATGACAGCCGAGACGATGCTGAATGGGCGTTATCCGAACATCGTCGCGGGCCTAAGGTCGGGTAACGCCTATAATGTCGATTCAAGGAGTGATCTGTCAGTATGGGTGAGCGGAAGTCCTACAAAAGGTCTACGCTACGCAAACAAGGTGTTAGGGCGGAAAAGTACATCCGAGCCCAGACAAAGCCGGGTGTCAAACGTTCGTTCTTTAGCAAATATCCAGAATTCAGGCTCCCTTCAGAATACTAGGGAAGCAGCTCTATCTTGGATTAAACTAGCCCAAAACTATTCTGAAACAGGGGAGGTAAACAGTAACTCCATTGCTCGCGTGGTAGGGGCGGTTGACCGCCTAGGGACCGTTGAGCCTCCTGCTCTCAAGCAGACAAAGGCTCGGCCTAGATCGCGACTGGCCGGTGGTGTTGTAGACGGCGTATTGGCAGCAGCACACGAACAGGTGGGGAAGCCCTATGTTTTTGGTTCAGGCCCGGATACGTCATCTTTTGACTGTTCAGACCTTATCCAGTGGGCGTATAAACAGGTTGGCATCAATATCCCCAGGGTTACAGGCGACCAGATCAACGTGGGTCAGCCTGTTAAATGGGGCCAATTCCAGCCGGGTGATCTGATTTTCTCCAACGGAGGGGGTCATGTGGTTATGTATGTCGGGGGAGGTAAGGTGATTGTAGCCCCCAGAACGGGAACGGTTGTTCAATACCAGCCAGTCTCCCGATTTAAGAATTCATTCGTCGGAGCGAGAAGGATTGTACAATAATGACTGAACCCAACGGGAGCGGTGTGGGGCTAAGCCTCCGGGAGCTTGTGCTTGAAGTCCGAGAGGACGTTAGGGCAATCAAAGAGAGCGCAGCGAGCAAAGAAATTGTTGACGACCACGAGAACCGTATTAGAACCGTAGAAAAGAAAATCTATATTGTCTCAGCGGGGGCTATTGCGGCCGGTGGTGTTCTGGGTAAAATTGTTCAAACATTGGGGTTCTAATGGCTAAACGGAGGGACTATGGGTTCGTCCGGTCGTATGCCTCCCTTGGGCGCGACGTGGATGACTTACAAAAACTAATGGCGGCCGGCTACGGTGGGGCTCTGTTTGACTATAATGATCCCTACCTTGCACAAGCAATTCACGACTCCCGCGCAGCAGGAATTCCCTTTGGAATTTGGGGAGATCCTAACGCAGTTGGGAACGATGATCGGGCTTTTGTTGCACGGATGGCTCAGCTGTACGCACAATACAACCCCGATCTGCTTGTTCCCGATTTGGAACAGGCGTATAAGGGATACGAGGGTTCTGCTGGCTGGCAAAAGAATGCTGAACTAGCGCGACTTTGGCAGCAGTATCTACCAAACGTGCGTACAGCGGTAACACCTATGGGAAACCAGCGCGACTTTAACTATGAAGCCTGGGGACCAAACACAGAGTGGCTACCTCAAGCCTACGCAGCAGATTCTGCCAACGATGCTTTTGATCCACAACAGATGGTTCAGACCCTTATTGATCGAGGAGTTGACCCCCGCCTTATATCTCCAATTTTGTCTCCGGCTCACCGGGGGGTGGGATACGGCGGTGCGGCCGTGTGGACCCTCGACGATTTCATTGGACGTGATATCCCAAAAGCCTTTGGCCCGGCAGCCCCCTCACAGGATACTGGTGGGCAGGCTGCTCCTACGACTTCTTCAACTAAAAGTCCGCAGGGAAAGGGCCGCTCACCATTGATGTTCCTAGGCCACGGATTTTCTCAGGCACCTACCCGAATTGAGCAAAAGGGTCTGCAGTGGTTTGGTCAGAACTTTGGAACACAGCAAGCCTTCGCTAAGGAACTACAAAGACGCGGGAAGTCATATGCACAATGGGCTTCGCAGCATGCACCTGCCGCCCAGGCGCTCGCAGGAAGGAATAACTAATGGCTGATCTAGTTCTTGATTTGTCAAACAACAATGAAAACCCTAATTTCGATCTGCTTGAAAAAGCTGGCGTTAAAGGTGTGATGTTGAAGGTTAGTGAAGGCGCTACCTTTATTGATCCTGTGTTCAAAAATTGGTCCAAGCGAGCCCGCGCACAGGGACTTCGAGTTGGGGGTTATCATTTTGCACAGCCAAACGGTGGTGATGCCAAGGCTGAGGCAGCCCACTTCGTTAAGTACCTGGAAACCATTGAGCGACGTGATTTTCGGCCTGCACTTGATCTGGAAGCTAACGCCGGGGGCCTATCATGGTCGCAGTTGGTGGCCTGGTCACGTACTTTCAACCAAGAAGTTCAGCGACTAAGTGGTACCCTACCCATGTTCTACGCCTCTAAGGGTTGGATTCAGGCAATGAGGGCAGATGCACCCATTGGAGCGGCCCTCTGGCTCGCCCATTGGTCTAACGACGGAAACCCATTTACTCCCGTCGCACCGTTCCCGTGGAAAAATGTCCATCTGCACCAGTTCACGTCCGAGGCGGGGGGTTATTCCCCGGTTCACCCTAAGGGCGCTGTTGGGCGGGTTGACATCAACCAGATTCTTAAGCTCAGACCCTTGCTAGCTCATCCGATCCTTGGTCTTGTTTAATGCCGGGGCGCAGAACTGGATCAGGAATAGGAAACCCCCTTCCCAAAAAGAAAATGGTTGTAACAGGTCGCCATTCTAAGCCGCGCACGATTGGGGGTGGAGATCCTGTCATTGGGTTTCTCAAGTCCGCCGCCGAATTTGTTAAAGAAGACACAAAGGCTTGGATTGAAGATCCTATTGGAAAGGCTAAGAGCGATGCCAAGCTTTGGTGGACGGGGGCTAAGATTGCCGATAAGAAGGTCGGGCAGGCGCTTAAGCGGGAAGCTAAAGCTACCTTCGTTGATGAACCCCGTCGGATGGCAAAAGATACCTATAAGTTCTTTAAACCCGATGTGCTCAAACTTCTTGAATATCAAGGCCCCGGTGGAGTTAACCGTCCTATCGGGATGGGTACCCAAGTTGGCAGAAATTTAGGAGCACTTTCTTCTTCCAAAATAAACGACCTTTTGGGCGTAGGTGAATTTGTTATTTCCCCTCAAGGGGGAAGAAAACTAAACCTAGAGGAAATATCTGCCTCTAGATTTCCAAAACATTATGGAAAGGGCGATCCATTCAAGCGGTCTAAAATTATGCAACTTCCAGAAACAATACCCCATGGCGACACAGGTCTCGGCGGGAGGATACCTTGGCTGGTACACCCTTTTGAGGGGAGTGTCCCTATTGGAAATCTAGGAGAGAGCCATGGAATGTTGGGGAAAAAACTGGCCCGTAGAATTGGAGATTCCAATGTTCGGCGCGTACCTATAAACCCTGATATGTCCCCAACCAGGGATGCCTGGTTGGAAGGATGGGTTTCTAATGCTACAATGCCGGGAGATCCTCGCGATATTTTTAATGTCAATTTGGCTACCAATAGTTTGACTAGGTATTTTAAGCCAGAAAACACGCAGGGTCTAAGACGCCTCATTGAATATCTTACTGATGACCTCTACGATGCAGATATTTTCAAATCAAAACTCAGAGGAAGCAATTTTTCTATGACAAACCTTACAGAACGCCAGGGTAGTCGAGCAAACAGGCTCCTTGACGCCCTTGGAGGCCCTATGACAGAACATGAGTTGCGTGCTTTTGCGAAAGCGGAGCTCAAACGAAAAAGAAAGAGACCCTAATGGCTTATATGAAAAGGGGACTAACCGGAGACCTAAAGAAGAGGTTGGGTAGGGCTGTTCCACGTGACCGGGGAGTGAAAGGTGACGTGGGTTACAATCCTCATAGAGTTGAGCAGGTTTTGCGCTCAAAGAGGGGCAGGTTCGATCTAAGTAAGGATGTTATGCCAATTCCTTCCGGTCCGTCGGGGTTTCCCGGCATGGGGGACATTAGAAATAACCCCCCGTGGCAAACTCAGCAGCCGGGTTTCTATGACGAGCCCAGCGACGGGCCTATTCCGCCAATGCCTTCGCGGACTTCTCAGCCTTTTCAGGGTACCTTTGGTAACTTTGAGCAGGCTTCTCCTATGGGAATCCCAGAAGGGGGAATAGACCCCCGCATTCTAAAGCTTATCCAAGAACTCATGAGCCAGAGGGGAATTTCTACCCCGTGGGAGGGGACAATGGACCCTTCCTTTGGAAGGGCAGGGCCAGGCAATCGCGCTTATTAATGTCCCTTGCAAAGTGAGCCCCCGTGTAGGTTACATTTAGCCTACACGGGGGCTATTTTTCTATTTCTGCTTCTTTGGCTTTACGTTACTACCAAACCCGCGATAGTCGTCCGGCCACTTATCCCGTTTGCCATCCCGGAGACTGGACTGTGAGTCTTCCTTCTGTGAGGAAGGCGTATCCTTGTGCCCAGGTCGGGAAGGTGGTTGATCTTTGGAGGTATCCTGTTTTATGTCTGTCAAACAATCCTCCAATCTCTGCAACAACATTTGCGCCATTAATGCCATATCCCACTGCGCAATGATGCGAATGTGCCGTGATGACGTTACACTCGTATTTCGTGCTGAGCGCTCTCGCCGTAGATAGCGGGATTCGGGTGTAGTTCGCCGGATGGCAGACATACCACTCCTCTCCTATCCATAGATGATCCAGGTTTGTGAACGTGATCCGCTTGAGTGCCTCCGTACCGAGTGCCCCGAAAACAAGCTTCATGGCCTCCCGGAACTGGATTGTGAACCCCAACGCTTTATGTAAACGAGCATCGTGATTTCCCCAGAGATAGTAGATATCGTCGAAGGATTCAAGTAGAACACGCATCACAGATTCCGCTTCAGCTAGCTCCCCCTCCAACCCTGCTCCCTCTTGCTTAGGAGCATACTGCGAGAGTGCATCAAAGTTAAAGTAATCACCTGCAAGGATTAGGGATCTAATATCCCGATCTCTAGCGTCCTTGATGAACACATTAACGTATTCAGGATCATAGAGTGGGATATGCCAGTCCGCTGTGATTGCATAAGTCTTGGATACCGGCAAACGAATTGGATCATCAATCTGCAACTTCAACCGATCTGTCACTGTAGGATCTGTAGGTACTAGATGCCTTTGAATCCTCATGGTGGCTAGTCCGCGGCGGATGGTGCTTTCATTCACACCCAGCTTGTCCCCAATTTTACGGTTAGACAAACCCTGCTCCACGGCTAGTCTGGCGGCTTCGCGCCAATTGATGTTCGATTTACTTGGAATAATGAACTCCATTCAAGTAGGCTTGTATAGCGCCTAGCCCCGCTTTATAGCGGTTAGCTACGGTTGTGTGGCTAACTTGTAGATACGACGCAGCTTGCCGAGTTGAGTAGCCCAACAACCCAACAAGAAGCACGGCCTGCTGCCTCTCCGGTTTGAGTGTATCAAACGCTCGGCGAAGGTCTATGATGCGAACCTGAATCCAGGCTTTATCAACCCTGTCCAGTTCCTCATAACCTTCGGCAACAGCCTCAACTTCTTCTGCGCTGTAGCTACCCTTCCGCAACAAGACGCCAACCTCCGGTGTTAAGGGAGCGGCAGTATCGAATAAGTGCTCGGTCAATCACCCGAGACGTTGGAACCCAGCCTTCACTGAGTGCCTTCCAACCCGAAATGGCTGCCTCCTGCACAAGATCATCGAACTCCGCCCCCCTAGCACCGACAAAACGACGCGAACGCCGTTCAAACAAAGACCAGTACGCCGCGATACGCTCTGAGCCGTCATGCTCTGACCAGGCGACCGCAGCCATGACTTAAAACAGATCCTTGCTGGTGTCCTGACTATTGACCACTTCACGATCAGCCTGTGAGCGACCGGGAAGGTATGCTAGCTGCTTGGCGCTAATCTGGATAGACTGACGCCGCTCGCCTTCCTTCTCATAGGAACTAATTGTCATCTTACCATCAACTGCCAGGAAGTCGCCCCTCTTAATCTCGTCACCCTGTAGCTCGGGCCACACGGTCACGCGAATAAGACGACCATCTGTACCCGGCGTCTTGAGGGTATAGTCAACCACGGTCTGGCCGTTGGCCTCACGAACTGTGGGGTCAAACTGGACAAACCCTACTGCTGACGCATAGTCAGCCATTAATTACCACTCCTTTTTGAGTATCTTTCACGACGACAGAATTTACAGAGGTATGCCCTTCCTAGTGGACCTCGTTTATTGACAGTAAACTCTGTTAATGGTCTAATCTCTTTACAATCAGTACATACACGATAATCTTGGTCAGCCTCTTGCCATATTTCAATATCAACAAGACCCTCTTGTCCCATTGACCAATCTAGTTTTTCAATCGCAAACCAGTTATCGTCAATATTGATTCCTAATTTAACGCCGTCTGCTACAACATCAATGACATTAATAGGATCTATTTTACGGTGAGGCAATGTAACGTGAATATTAAGCCACACCTTTGCATGAAACCAAGGTCCGGAATCCTTAACTAGATCAGAAATCTGATCCCGAGCTTGCCTGGTTTTTGCATACATAAAGTGCCCCTTACGCCCCCGTCCCATCATCATATTCTTTGATAGATAGGGGGAATAAGGTACTTGGATCTTCATTTTCGTCAAGGCTCACCTCACTTATCCACCAAGAATTAGCTGTGTGTGAATAACCTTGTAACTCATAGAATTTACCGTTCAAATAGACGACGTTGAAGTCCTCTAGGTTAATGTAACCACAGTTGAGAAGTTCTTGATGCGTGACCCACAGTAGGTCTCTCTTATCCTCGTAGATCGTAGCGGTGTTGTCCACTTCATGTGGTATCGCCCTTCCCTCTACATGTTCGGTCATTAGAACGCACCCCCGAACCCCGAGAGGTTAGCCACTTCCACAGACCCATCCGACCTGTCCATGATGGATGCGTAGATGGTGTTTGCTTGGGCTGCTCTACGGGCCTTGAAGTTCTTAACCCTGAGCGTACCATCGTCCGCCTTATAGACATCAAAGCCAGTGTCAATTGCTGCGGTGATGTCACTACTACCTCTCGCTCTCTTGAAGGATGATGTACTGTCCGTTTTACTAACATGGTGTATGACAAGAACAGCCGCTCCGGTTTGTCTTGCGAGTGGCGAGATACCGTCGTTAAATAGGGCAGACATTGGGCCTGATGCGTTCTCATCTTGTCCATGTAGCCTTGTGAGGCTGTCCAGAACAATTAGGACGGGTTCAAATTCAATTGCCTCGTCCAGCAATGCATCCGGGTCTCTATCCAGGCGTACACTTGCATTGTTGATATAACGAATGTTCTTTGCGTATTCCTCTGTGAGGCCAAGCCTTTGGAACCTACTAACTACCAGATCCTCCGGGTTTTCCTCGTCGATGTAGAGGACACGCCCATGTTGGCATACCACGTGACCGAGGACAACATCCCGTACACCCGAGATCGCCGTCGCCATGTCCATAGTGATGAACGACTTTCCAATGTTTGGCTCTCCAATCAAGATATGGATGTCCCCCATGCAGATCAAGTCTTGCACGACCCAGGCTGGTGGTTTTGGTTCCTGAGTCAAACTGAGCGTCTTGAACCTGCTCGTTCCGGCCGAGGGTAAGCGGGAAGTAAGAAGCCGTAGTGCGTCCAAAGTGTGATTCTCGAAGAATTCACAGACATCGTTAATCCCTCGGGGCAGAAGAACCCGCCGTGCCTTACGTCCCAAGGCCGACCGTATGGATCGGTAACACTCGTCCACCCGTCCGCTGACTCGATAATCAAGGTCGTTGTCGAGTACAACGAGAACTGTGTCGGATGGGTTAAGGTCATCAGCCATGCTGGAATTCCAAGTTTCGATTCCAGGAAGGCCAACCACCCCAACATTGGGGTTTTCTCCAATCTCTTGTCTGAGTCGCATAGTGTCTGTCTCTCCTTCAACCAAAAAGACCTGTTGCTTTCCAAGGTCTCTGCGATTAAAGAGAATCGGATCAGTACCGGTACTCCAACGAAAAGATCGCTCTCCGGTTGGGATACCATAGCGTTTTTTAGCCATGTCTCCATAAGGGAAGACGACGGCCCCATCGTTAGCCACGTAGATTCCAAAATCTTCAACGGTTTGTGGGGAAATACCTCGTCCCAAAAACCACGCCAAGACTTCTTTACCCCGGTTAGTTTCAATAGCCATCACTCTCCTATATTAGCACAGGTTGGATTTTCTCCAACACTTCATCAAGAGTAGCGTTCCAGTCGCCCTCAAATCGTATAGCGCGGTCGTCAATATACACCATAGCCGGCGGCTTGTACGGGCGTTGCCAGATTTCCACATGGGCCAACCCCGCTACATCTAGCATACGACGGATGTAGTTATACTCTCGCTCAGCTTGCTCGGGTATGGGCGTTTCCTCTCCTGGTTTGGGGATTGCTCCTTCTGTGAAGGGCGCAACCGGTGCAACTCTGACGGAGTGGATGATGACCTCCCCCAACCGATCGAGCGTATATAGGGTTTCCAATGCACCAGGAAGCCAATCGCCTTCCTCAGGGTATTTACTCTCAACACATGTACCGTCCCAATCTACTGCGAAAGTAGGCATTTGACATACTCCGAGCCGTTGATGTTGAAGAACACACCTGAAGCATGGTCTTCGTCTGTTTCTCCGGCCAACCACATACGGAAGTGCCGTGTGGCTGACTCTCTGAATCTCTCGTACTCCTCAGGGCCGGATGCTAGCATCCAGTTACGGGCGTCATACTTCTTTGCACCCGCTGTTAAATGTGCAGCCCAGCGGTCGAGCATTGGCCCATCGAACACAAGGAGATAGTTCACTTTCTCATTAGCGGTATCTCTAACCATACCACCAACATAGAGTTCACGAATCCCTGAATCTTTAATCTCGAATGAACTCAACGAACCTCCTTATATCCCTTTCCCAATAGTTTCTTGGGTATCCTCCTCGCAACACATACGCTGGATGATACCCGACCATTGTGGGTCGGTCGCCAACCAATCCCCAGCGTCCAACTCTATCTCCCATCCTTCCGAACGGAGTAAAGAAAGCTGCTCCGGCAATGCGGCCAAGGAGAAGGATTGCTTTCGGATTGACTTTGGAAACTTCAACCCCAAGTAGCTCCCAATGATCTGCCAATTCATCTTCTGTGGGGTTCCGATTTCCAGATCCCACGTCACCCTTGAATATGTTCGTGATGTAGACCTCAGATCGGGACGAACCCACATGCTGTAGAATCTCATCGAGCAATGCACCGCTTCTACCACAGAAGGGGATACCTTTTTCAATTTCTGTTCTTCCTGGTGCCTCTCCGATAATCATGCCCAGGGCCGGGACAGGCCCTGCCCCAGGCACAACCACGGGATATTTAAGATTTGTCGTCTCCGGCATCTAGTTTACCCTCGCCTTCATCTTCCAACCCCAGCTCATCTTCGTCGGTGAACTGCAACTCCATCTGACTGAGAACATCATCTTCAATTTCTAGAGTCTCACCGAAATACTCCTGCAATTCCTTCTCGTGTCCAAAGTTTTCCATCATTTTCACCAAATCATTCTGCATGGTTAGAAGCTCATCCACCATAGAACTGAAAACCCGAATCTCATGAGTTGCCTCCACGCACCTAGCTAGCGCTTGCGAAGTCAGTTGCATGAAACATCGGGTTACGGAGCCAATAGCTCCATCTGTGTAATCCTGGGAACAATGACACTCGTGGTCAAATCCATGGAGTGCAGCCCATTTCGCGCGGCCGGAATCAAACTCTGCCTCCTGTTGGTCTAGGAACGCAATAGTTCCCGGGTCGGCCAGAGCCTTTTCAAGAGACTCCAACTCCTCGTCGGTCGGTTCTTGCTCAAACTCAAACTCAGGCTCGGAAAACTGTTCGTCATAACCCATTAAAGCCCTTTCTTTTCAGCCCAATTAGTATGAGCCCATTCTAGGCTCACAGTAACCGGGATAATTTTACCAATCTTAGGATAGTCCATCCACGTGGGTACGTGCTCGATTAGGTAGTCCACTTCGGACAGCTTTACATCAAACACGAACTCATCGTGGATAACGGTGACCAGGTGTGACTCACACTCCCGCAACTCTCTATGACATGTACGCAGACCGGCACGCATGACTTCCGCTGCGCTGCTTTGGTTTACTGCACTCAGTATCTTATGAGTAGTTGCAGGGTGTAGATGGGCCCCGGCCACCGTCTTAAGGTAACCACGATCACGGTATGTAACCTCTAGTGCGCTAACGACCCTCTTGATCCCAGGCCAACGCATATGGAATCGGTCAAGCACTTCAGCGGCATACTTCCAGGTGACAGGTACATTTCCGCCCTCGTTGTTGAACTGCGTTAGATAACGCAAGACGGCTGGTTTGCCGCCTCCGTACACCATCGAGAAGTTCAAGTTCTTCCCAAGCTGACGCTCAGGATCGGTAGGGCTTCTGTCTATTTGGAAGATACCACGGGCGGACTCATTGTGTAGATCCGTGTCTGGATCTGCTAGTACATCCCTCATGCTGTTGTCCCCAAGCTGGCTCATGTAGTACGCCAGAACACGCATTTCGATCTGATCGTCAATAGTCCGCAAACAATAGATAATCCAATTTTGGAATAAATGCTCGTTTTACCACTTTATCTTTACGTGGCAACGTCTGTATGTTCACGGACAGCCTCCAATACCAGAAGATATTGCTCTTTCTTAGCTTCTCCCAAGAAAGGCCAAAGCATATTCTCCATAACATGCTTTGCGGTAGCACCGTGAAGGCGAATTTGATTCATTTCTCTCCCGCCTGATTTATAGATAGAAGCTTTAAGCCCAAGAGCTTGCTTCCAGCGAAGAAGGGCTCGGACATCTTTTTGCCCAACACCCATGCAAAGAAATCCTTTGTTGCTCAGATAACTCCATCCTTCGCCGTCGAAGAATCCAGCAGCCCACGCTACCTCTGTTTGGACTAACAATACATCTTCGATTCTAGCTTTTCTTTTATATATGCCTTTACCCATTAGAACTTGTGGTTCAAATAGAACGCAAGAAGAACGCTCAGGCCTATCAGAAACCACAACTTACGACCTAAGGTACGGTACCACCAATCAAAGAGAAGGGTATATAAAATGATCCACGTCTTAATTATCCAGTAGTTCATGATCTAGATCTCGATCAGGCGTACGGTCTTTCGCAGCAGCGACGATGCTGACTCGCGCTTCTCGCGCTTTGCCGCCTTGGGTCCGATGCCCCACGCTTCGGCGACGAGACCGTCAGGCCGGATGAGCACGTTCCCGCTTGAGCCGAGAACGACAGTCTTTCCCACCTGCCCATTGGATGGCTTCTCCTTCATGAGTCCTCCTCTCGCGGTTCCTATGTAGAACCTACGTTCGGCATCGGACGGACGAGGTTCAACTTCCCTGCCTGTCCCAATAAGTTTGGTCATAGATTGCCCACGGTGATCCCGTCGGTCCTACGATAAATATCTCTCGACGCAGCGCGTAGGCTGCCTTTATGAAACCGGTGGTTCCACTAGAGCCCCCGTCCCAAAAGACGAGGCAGGAGTCTGCGTGTGTGGCAATCAGTTTGTTACGCCGATGCCCGGCTCCGTTGCCGTACTTGCTCCACTCAGCTGGGTACACACATGTTTCACGGCCCTGTTCTTCTGCATAAGTTATCGCCCATGTGTCAGGGCCTTTCGCACCCCCGGATACAATACCCCATTCGGAAGGCATCTGATCCATGTTCAAACGCACCAGGGCTGTGCCCTTGGCAATAGCGTCCAACTGGTCATTAGCCGATAGTGTACCCCAAGTTTCTTTCTTAAACGGGTAATTCCTACTTCCTGTTATACTAATCCATTTTGAGGCCATATAGCTCCAAAAACATTGACCATTCTCGCACGGCCAATGCACATAGTTCTATTCGTCTAAGTTCCTCTGCGTCCCAATAGGGTTCAGCTTCCTTAACCCATAACAAGACCTGCTCAGCAATTGGCCTAAGAGCTGCCGGAGTTCCACTATAATTCATCATTGCTATACCACGCCTCCCAAATTTCTTTCCAGAGAACAAGAGCGTTCTCAAAGGTTAGATTTGTTTCATTAATCTGTACCCTTGATTTTTGTTTGGGATATTCGGTATAATAGTAGCCCCAAACAGTCCAGGTTCCCCTAGCTGTTGGTCTTATGATTAGAAAATGGGCCTGATTCCGAAACTTCTTAGTTCGTTTATCCATTATGCCTCATCTGTAGCTCCCGCGCTAAAACGCCGGCCTTTCGTCCCCCATTGCTTATGGTTCGGGTGAAGGATTCCCTCTCGTACCTCAGCCTGTAGTGGTTTGAAATATGAACTATATAGCTTGGTGTCGTGCCTAAGCTGAAGAAGAATATCTACCAACTCGTCCTCGACCGCTTTAAGCACGTTCTTATTGGTAGACTCCAAGTCCAGTCCCCGTTCAGCTAGAACTTTCTTTACCTGAATAGGGCTATTAGGGTTGAAGTTTTCGTCCCCGGACATATCTCTCAAACGTAAATCCAATTCGAGAATACTTCCGGCCAACTCCTTTGTGTGGTTGTTGACGTACTCTATATCAACCCCCAACCCCTGCTGCTCCATATCGTACAGCACCCCCATCAACTCCTGCTCCTCTCGATAGAGCCTCAGCAGATCTGGGTCGCCTTCAACCAACGGCCAAAGATGCTCAAACAGAAGAAGCGTGAATTCTGCATCTTTTCGAGCATAGGGTTCCAAGACCTCTCGTGGAAGTGCATCATACCCGTCTGCTTTTTTGAGCTTGAGCTTACGTCTAGCCGTGCGTAGAACTTCCTGTTCATCTGTGTCCAATCCCAATAGTTCTTTTGCAAGGCGTTTAAGGGCCTTAGGTTGCTGTTCATTTACTAAATGAGACAGGCACTCTGTATCGTGTATCTCCGTCCAGTCCAGTGGGCCTTTGATTGCGCCCGCGAGGACTAGCTTCTGCACGTCAAACTTGGCATTGTGAAACACTAATTCCTTGCACACGAAGATTGCTTCTGGGTGGGGCAGGTAATACACGTTGGAGATTAGCTCTCCCTCGTCCCTGAACGCTTCGGAAACACAGAACGCCGTATCCCAAAAGCCTAGGCCCGTAGTTTCAGTATCTAGCGCGAGATACATTCGTCTGTTCTCGCCTAGAACAGGGGTTTCTCGCCCACGATAGCAGGCTTGTTGACAACCTCCCTTACAGGGCTAGCTTTCTCACCGTCATCGTCCTCGTCGGCAACTAGGCCAAGCATGGACATAAGAGCGTAACGACGTGCATAGGTAATCGCGCTACCCAATCCCTGCGGGTTATCTTTCTCTAGCATGAGAGGAACCTCTCCCTCGACCGTCTCTCCTGTTTCAACATCAACAAAAGCGGTTTTAAGGGACGGCTTCGAGTTATCAAACCCAAGAACACTAGGAGTCTGAAATAGAACTAGTCCTTTTGCGTTCAACTTAGGGAGAACTACGTCGAGTAACTTACCCAGGCTAATGTAGGTATTCCGAAAGTGCGGGTTCTTAGCATCCTTCGTAAGTCCCTCAAAGCCCTCCGTTTGGATCGCATGGAGTTTACCTACCACTCCGCTTGTTGTAATCGCTGGCACTCGGATTTACCTCCGGTTTAATGTGGTCGTAGCCCTGCCTGGGGACGTACTGCCGCCAAAGAGTCCACTGACCAATCTTTTCTGTGCTGGAACGGGGACAGAGGGTATCGTCGAAGTCGCAGAACCGCTCGTACCACACAGGTACTAGCTTGACATCAAAGACATTCTGTAATTTGTTCCAGTATATCTTCTGTTCGCGATCAGGCATGGGTGCCAAGGCTGCGTTGAGATACTCACCTGTCTCGGCGTACACCTTACAGTAGTTCTCAACCTCAAGGCGTCTCCCATTCATCACGCCGTATATAACATCCTCGGGGATTGGCTGACAATCTTCGACAACCGGGTTAATTGCCACGGTGTCGTTCGTGTCGTTCATAGGCCAATACATGATCCCAAATCCTTTGACCAGGGGAACGCCTGATTTGGCTATAGCGTGCCAATAGGCGCTTAGTTGCCAGATGTGGTCTTTCTTGGCTCCTTCTTTCTCGATCCAATATAGGCCCTCACCCTTAACTGTTTTAAGATCCCCCAGGCAGTATGCCTCAAGTGTGGGGTGCCAAAACAACCAATCTGCTGTTCCGCCCCACCCTTCGGGCAGCCACTTGTTGAGATTTACTTCGTATATGAATTTGATTCCAGCCGCTTCTAGCGTGGCATGGAACCATTCGTGCCATAGGGTGCCATGAAACATACGCACGTTCTGAATAATCGGACGTGGTATCTCAGGCGCACCTGCCGCCCGTAGTTGAACAAACCTAAGAGGCGAACATAGGTCTGAGGAGCAGTGAAGCAAGCCGTCAGGCTCACGACGATCCTCCTCAATCTTCGCCAGGAAAAGGTTTACTAGGTCTACGGGTAAGATAGCATTCTTTACACTTGACAAATCCTCTTGACCTCCCTCTACAATAACGCATTCTATGGCAGGCCGTACAGCGGGTAAACATAGCCCATCCATAGGCATACCACGTTCTAATTTCTGGTTCTTTAGCCATCCTCGGCTCGCGGCGGGTTGCCCCTCCAACGGTCATATCTTACGGGTATTCTACACCATTCCAGATTGTATTCTGGGAATACAGATCGTATGTATAGATGGTTGATCAGCATAATGGGCATGAGCCTGTCCATTGTGGCATCACTAGCTCCCAACATGCGGAGTACCACGTCGTAGTGACGCATAGCTCTACACTCCGTGAGTGCTTCGTTTTGGTTTCCAGGCACCCGCTTTAAGTGGTATGCCTCATGCACCAACACTTCCGCACCTATAGCTTTCATAAAATCTGTGATTTCCGAAATGTCACTCCCGATAGCAAGAGCCCCCACACATGCCTCATCAAAGATATAGGTTACTGTGGAACGGGATGTGGGAGCCCAGACGTATCCCCAGGCCCAATCAAAGATTGAATCCTCTTTAACGCTGCGACACTCGACACTTACAGGCCGGCTCGCAAACGCAGAGGCTACCTCCGACAGACTTGTTGGACGAAACTTCGCGATCGCGCCTGTGGGGACAAGTACGAGAATTACCATACTTGCAACGACCGCCAGGAGTGCAACCTTCACACCTATACGTTTCACGTGTTTTCATGTCCTTTCTCCTTTTGTTTGCTTTCTTAGACCCCGCCCACGTCTCTTACGTCCGATGTCGGGACACCTTAGCCAGCGGGGATTACTCGCCCTGGCACTCCCTATTGGGGAGCGGCTTCCTTAAGAGTAACAGATGGTGAACGGTTTGTCAAGGCCCTTGTCATAAAGTCGTAAACAACTGACTCCATGCGTTTGTCTGCGTTGCCTGCGATGTTGAGAACCTGAGGCTGTTCATAGTCTAGCCACTTTTGAAAGGCCATAACCACGCTGTCAGAAATCATGTGGTCATAGTCCCGCACATCAACCTCAAAGTATGGGCGTTGGAAGTGAAACCCCTCACCGTGCTGGGTGAGGCTCAAATGTGTCACGTTCTCGTCCCCCTGTTTAAAGTGAAGAGTGGCATCGGATAAGAGGGCATTATACATCGTCCGATTTTCCCTGGTTGAAACCTCGACCACTCCAAACTCAGACCACCCCGGGTGGCTGTTTAGACTCCCTGACCCCACCCATCCACCCACCTCGAAGCCCATATCCTTGGCAGCTTTACTGCCTCCAATGTCGGCCCCACTACAGAACCCACTGATGATCTTCACTAACTCACCCCTTTCTTCATGTAGCTTTATTCAGCTTTAAAAAGCTCTTAAGAGTGAAGTAAAGCTATATTTACAAATGTTAGCTTGTAAAGGACTAAAGGTTAGTTTTATTTAGCAAAGCTAACTTTAGCTTACTTTAGTCCTAAAGATTAGCTACATTGGGGAGGGTAGCACAAACTTCCCGAGTTGTCAAGAGCTACCGGAAATTTCGTGCCTCAGTAGCATATATTTGCGATTATTACTCCCATTCTGTTTCGTTGTAAGACAACTCTGCGGTAAGGATCTCTGAAGCTAGCCGAATCTCGCCACTCGTCTGTCGTTCTATCTGTAGTGCAATCTCCCCCGCATAGCACCTGGCTGTCAGAGGGCTACATGCTGGTGCGGTATTGACTTCAAGGATATAGTGATCTCTATCCGAATTTACCAACATATCCACTGCTCCAAAGTCCAAACCTAGAGCTTGGATAGCGCGAATTGCCTCTTCCCTCCGACGACGGTGTAGCTCCTGTTTTGGTGATCGGAAGCGATATCCATGAGCATAATTTTTGATTAACCCCTCTCCTGCCCTTTCGGGGAAGTCCAGGTACTTACCCTGTACCCGAACAACCTTGTCTCGAACGACATGAATACGTACTTCACGTTTTGTATGTAAGTACGGGGTGTAGAAGTCGTGCTGCTGAATAGGGTGTTCACCACTGTGATACACCACGATATCCCTTCCGCCACACCCCATTCGATTACGGCCCAACACGATCCCGTCACTGTTTTGGACGGCATTGTCGAAGTCGGTAGTCATCCACACAGTAGATAATCCTGCGTTTTGGAGCATCGAGTGCGCCATAAGTTTGTCGCTTGCGTTATACACAGCTGTGGGGTTATTTAACTCAATAGTACTTGAAGGCATCTGCCTTCGCGAGCCCCACCGCACTAATACATCAAGAGATTCGTCGGGCGCAGCGATTCCACAATTAATACCCAACTGGCGCGCCAGGAACTTTCCTGTAGGCCGAGAAGACTTTACATATGCCAGGTATGCTTGCATCTAGACCGCCTCCAATGAGTACCCCATTTGTGCCAGCAAAGTATCTGCGTAGCATTCCTTCATGCTACGAGCATGGCTGTGACACACTCGTATTCCATCCTTTCTCGTGTGATTAGCATTTCCGTTACAGTCCTTGACTCCACATTTTTCATGGTGTTTACCACAATAATTGAAGTCGTACTGTGTTCGATCTGCCATTATGAGCCTCGTCTTTGGTCGTTTACGACAGAAGAGGCAGTTGTTGATTCTCTTAATTGCGTTCGCGTTGGAGAAGACCCACCCTTCCTTTTCCTGGCCTGATCGCCCAAGGTTTACTTCTTTTGGGCCGTCAACCTTCTTCAGCACATTTGAAAAGGCATCCGTTCCTACGGGATCAATTTCCTCCCATAGAGAGTCATATTCTGAATCATATTCTTCCCAAAGTTTCTCAATTAGAAACATTAGATTCTGACTCATATCCTTTATCCCCACCTGAGGACAACGAAACATCAGGAACTCCAACACCGAAATATCAATCCCGGTACCCTCCGAGAGGAACTCCATGAGTGCCGAGTGTACCTGCTCCTCGTTCTTTCCCCATTCGTTAATCCGTGTGCGTAGATTCCCAGGCATAGCTTCTTTTAGGGCTTCTAGGAGTCCTACGTCAGCGGGTTGAAACGACTTGTCGTTCCTTGCCTTTTCGGCGTCGATTAGATTGAATGTTTCCGCACAATCACAACACATACGCCCACGACCGAGGGTTTGCAGGAAGTCGTCTTCGAGCACCATATGGCGACAGATACCGCACATCAACCATTTGCGACCCGGACGGGTTGTTCCTTTATGCTCCCAATCAGTTGCCTTGCCCCCACCCTCACGACGCATCTTGCTTACACGAGTACGCACTTCCTCCGTTATGACAGATAGGGGGTTCGCTTTCTCTGATACTTCTATTTTCTTATCCTTTTCCTTATCCAGTTCTGCTTTAGGATCTCTTACCGACGGCCGGCCATCCGAATAATGGCCCGCCCAATTTTGCGTATTCTGCGGAATGATGAGATCGTATTTCACTGGATTGTCCCCGCCGTCAAGAATTAAGAATTGCCATGATGGAACATGTTTGAACTTAGCAGCATTTGGGGGCGTACCGAGAACTTTACCCCACGCTTCTTTCAACGAGGTCTGTGTGCTTGCCCATAGCGTGTATTTAAGCGTGTCGATAAGATAAAGGGGAGAATGATGGTTCGTGCGTAGCAAAAGAACCTTGCCGGGATGGTTCACCGGATCAATTGTTGCCATAGCACACGAACCTTCTACGTCCTTAAAGATATCGCGAATACGTTTTGGCTCAAAGTTTGTAATACCAACAAGAGCCGGGAGGATTTCTGTATCAACCTCCGCCGTCCTTTGGAACTTATACTTTTCAAACAGATCGTCGTCGTTGTCGATTGACCCATTATGGGTCGTAAAACAGGAGCCGTGAATAACCGGATGGTTATTCCGATAGTTCTTCGCGTCTCCCTTTGTCGCGTATCGTGTGTGCAACAGAAGTATTTGGACACCCTCTGGGATACTCTCGCGTGAATTGATGAAGTCTGAAGCAGCCTCATCAGCCTTGTCCATTACCACCTGTCCATCAAAAGTTACCGCGACAAACCCCGTTGCGTGTTTTCCTCTACCCTCAATTCCGAGAAGTAGCTGGTTTGCAAACCTCTCGAAATTAGGATGATGTTTTACTACAGAAGGATCCTTTATATAAATTCCTGCAATTCCGCACATGCTACCTCCTCGGTAGTGGGGGATCAGGTATCCACTCCCCGTTATGATATATGTAAGAAGAACCCTCGAACCCACCCGTCGCGTCGGTGCTCATAGTAGTACCCTCGGGAATGTCCCCTCCCAACATAACCCGCTGGGGTTGCCTTGGTGAATAATCAATCGTGTCTTGAACGTTCTGCTGCTCAAAAAAGTTATCTTCTATCCCACCCTCTGAGTAGTCAACACCCTTGTCATCCGCCCAATCTCTATTTGTTGCCGGGTTTGTACCCAACTTACGCTTAAATGTCTTTTTGTAGATATTAGGAAATTCAGGCGGCTTGTACGGAGTGTTTGCTTGCGCCTTCATCCAGTCCTTCCCGAACAGTTTGTACGGGGTTCGCATGAAGGCATAGCGCAAAGTGTCTTTTTCCTCTGCCGTTAGAGGAAGCTCGTGAAACATGAACTGCACTCTATCCTGCGCTAGACGGCGCTCATCCTGCGTTAGTCTGCTAAATGGACGCCACGTCCATGTAAACGCAGGCATCGGGTCGTGTTTTGGGTATTTCTTATCGTCAGCCGGCCGCCACGCCCAGGCGTGCATAGCCTGCATTAGCGCGATCCACGCATACAGAATGCGTGGGTTTCCCTGGGCGTTCCAAACCCGCCACTCAATCGTGTTTTTCCTCTGGGGACAGGTGCAGGTTTTCTTGTCAAAGACAGCTTCGCTTACCGTCTGTCCGTTTCTTTTCTGGGGGATAAATTCTCGGGCACCTGGGCACCCGCCGCTACACCGATATCCGCCGTGCGCGCCGCCAGTAACGTCATTCGATGCTGTGTAGATCGTGGTGTTCAGGCTCGACATACGTTTCTGGTTACGAATTGTTTCCCAAGCCGACTTTGCGGAGGTAAAAGGCCCTTTGCTAATGGGATCAGAATATCCTGCTCCGTGGTTTGCTCGGTCGTATCCAGTGTAAAGCGTTCGATGACCATAAGTCTTACCAGCACCTGCAAGACGGAAGATAGGTTCCTCGCAGAACCCAAACAAGGTCATCAAACGAACAAGATCCCAGATACCAAACCCATTTGCATCCAGGTGAATGTGCCCGCCACAATTGGGGTTATAACCAACGTCACCGTTTTTCTCCAAGCTACGAAGTCTCTCGAGCGCACGTAGAAGTGCGGCTGCGTGCGCCGGGTTGGTTAGATCCAGTCTGTCAAAGACCAACTCTCCTGCTGTCACACTCCCGTCAAACTTGAGATATGCGACATGCGGGTGGGCATTCTTCGGTTGAAATGAGTACAACTGAACGTCAGGAGACGCAACTATCCCGTGTTGGAATAGATCGGACGCGAGCGCCTGACCAGCCCCATCCAATTCCGTTTCCACGCTACAGATACGAAATGGACGACCCAGTGGTTCCTCAAAATGAAACTTCCGTGGGGGCTGCATCAATTTAGGCAGTGCCAACTGTTACTCCTTTTTTGGATTCTCTTGTCATAAACTCAACAAACTTGTCTGTATAGCGGGTATTACACCCGCTGTAGTGAGTCCCCCGTCCTGAAACTTGGAGAATGAACAACTCCGTTCCTCGATACAGAAATTGTTGACCGGAGCACACTCGAATCCTTGATCGTTCCTTTTCAAATGCCCCCATGCAGGCCGTGATCCTTTTGTTTGCTTTATCTAGCTCTGGCTTCATTGGGTGGCCTTTGCGAAGCGGCCCTATTTGCACAGCCTGTTCCCTCAAGCGAGCAAATTGTGTCCGAGCTGTCTTAATCTCTCTCTCAAAATCCAGAAGGTTGTCTTGAACCCCATCAGGAAAACTGTCATAGAAAGACGAGTGTATGTGAGAGTACATACCCCCTTCCCCATAATGCTTGACCCTCCACTTCTTTCGCTCGTCCTCTTGCGGGTGCATCTTACCCCGTAAATCCTGTCGTTTACAAAACAGGATTGTCCCAACCTGCTCGTCGTGAATGGTGACGAATATGAACTCGCATTGGGGGTCAGCAATTTCGGTTAGGAAGGCGTGTTGCTCCGCGCAGCCCCCCCCGTTTTTGCTCAACACCTTTAGGTCACGATGAGTACGCACTTCGACAAGTCTATATCCATCGTCCCACTCCCACAGTATTTTGGCGTCGTAGAAAGGACTAATGGTTCCCATCACGACCCAACTTCTGGCACTCTACGCATTTTGGATTCACTTGCGAACCCTTGTACAAATACGCACCATCTTTTCCGTGGATACACTTGCCTCCCCACGGATTTATATGCGTCGAAGCTAAAACCATAATTCTCCTTTCTCTAGCTCCTGTCCCCCCGCCTATATCTAAACTAGAGTCCATAGACGGGCTCCGCATTTGAAATAGCTCAGGGGGACAGCAACTACCCGGCTCAGTTGCTAAACTTACCGGACGGTTACCCACATCTTACCGTAAAACGGTAAGCACCAAGTCGCGCGCCCTGGGATCAGAACCGGAATGTACGACATGATGTAGGGTGCTAAGCACCGTGGAGGGCACGGGGACGTACCCTCTCGCTACTTAACTTAGTTAGTTACCCCGTTTGGTACATACGGGATTATATCCCGCTTTTCTGTGTCCCATGCACCCAGGTACTCCCCCAAGATATACTTAAAAGGAATATACCCGAGGACACGCCCTTTTGTGTCAATCATCAGGAACTTTCGGCGCATAACATACCAACACAAGTGGAGGGTGTGAAACCGACCACCATTGCCAGCACGACAAAACAGGATTTCGTACTTCTTAGGTCTGCGACCCTTAGCCCACGGTCCTATGACCATACGTGTACCGCTCGAAATGAGCGGCTCCATTGACGGCCCCTCGCCGATCATAGTAACTATGTGACCTGCTCGTAAAATTAACTCCGCGTTCTTACGAGAGGATTTGTCGTGTTCACTACCCAGGTGGGCTATCTGTTGCTTATTGACAGCCGGAACTCTAATTAGTTCGACCATTAGAAATTGCATGTGGGTAGTGTTTCTTCTTAACGTGGGTCTTCAGATACGCCATATTCACGAAACGCTTGTCACAATCAGGGCAGTCAAATATAGCCCCCTCATATGCCACAAACTGCGGCGCTTCGTTTACCCTGGCAAACCATCTGCCCTGGCGGTGTTGCCGCACCTGCGGCGGAACATACTCCTTATAGGACTGCTCCACCTGTTGCCGCTTGATGCGGCGCTTCTCCCGTACCTCTTTCCAGTTACGAGGCATAAGACTCAGACCTGAAACGCAAGTTGCTTTACCTGCGTTTTTTCCATCACAACGTCCACAGGAATGTTTCTGATAATGGCTTCGTACATCGTGTGGAACGTCCCGTGTGATTTTCCATTCCAGAACGCAATACAGATGTCGGGCTCGGCTTCGGTCATGGCGATGTTGCGCTTGGCGCTGGCTTGCTTACCATAAATTTCATAGTCCGGCGGAAACTCCTCCACCTTGAAGCCCAGGCGTTTGGCTGCAGATCCTGCGAAAGTATCAACCCCCATCGAGCAGCCGTGAATGATGGTTGTGTTAGAAGACAACTTGGATAGTCGCTCGTATACAGCTTCTTTATCTTTCCACGCACATGAACCCGTTACGAGAACTCTCATAGTACTAGAACCTCCATAGGTCTGTAGGGCTGACGGATTACGTTGTCCCCCTTTGCATCAAGGAGTGCGCGATACATATGCTCTCCGCCAGAAGGACTCCAGGAATGAACACGAATCCAACCTGGGAGTTTGTCGTTTTTGATCATCCACTGAACTAAGTGGTATCCGTTTTCCTCCCCCTTCTGTGGCATACCTGATCCGCTATTAGGCCCGCCGTCGTAAGTGCCCTCCGGTAGATCGTGGTTTCCCATGTCATGATCCAAACTTGCGTGGGTTACGTCATTGCAAGAAAGGAGTGCAATTGCCTCGTCGTTTGTACGAGCCCACACCCAGCCCTCAGGTGCGGGTCGAACATCATCATACCACAATTTGATACTCATTATAGCACCAACTCCCTTAACTTCTTGACAGGCCCAAACTGTTTGTAGATTTCGGGGTCTATATCAAAAAAACCGTCCTGTTCACGACCGTAGAGATATTCCACTGTGCAATTACCGCCCTTCGCGTGGATGATCTCGCAAGTTTCTTTCCTAGTGCCTCCACTCCCTATCCAGTCGTCAAGAAAACAGATGCGGGGAGGTTTGTGGTATGCCCTCCAGAAGTCTGAAATCTCAGGCGTTGCCATAAGAGTACGCTTGACTCCGTATGTTCCCGTTTTTGTGGGCTCTTTCCTAACAACGAGAAGCGGAACCTTAAGCACGACGGCGGTATAGAAACCGACACATTGACCTGAAAGACCACTTATGACCAACATATCGAAATCCTTACCTATTCTCGGCTTCAGATGCGTTACCGCCTTTAGGCAGTGTGCTCGCCAGTCATGGGTTAGGGGCATTACCTTCTTCTTTCACGATTTGCTACTACCCGCAGAGCACGCCCTAGGCTACCAATTGGCCCTTTGTAGTCCAGGATGCTCTTCACGAGCGTTTTACGCGATCTAATGATGTTCTTGGGAGTTCCCTCAACTGGAAACTCATATCCTGCTCTATTGAGCATTTACCCTCCTGTTGTGTGTGCCACAATGGCAATTGTCTTCTTTACCTGCCCCTAGACATACTCCCGAAGGGTAGCCAGGTAGCTGGATCGGATGCCGGCGAGACTTGTCACCAGACCTACCGCCCTTGTTACCTGAAACAGAGGTCTTATATGATAATGGGCGTACAGGATACGCCTTTCGGCCCTTGTGTGGGGAGTGCCACATACTCACAGAGTAAATCCCCCCATGAGGTCTTCCCCCCTCCGGGCGCGCTGCTCCGCAGCCATTCCGGCAGCTAGTCCGGTCACGATAGCGGCCTCTACCGCCCGGAACCCTCGATCACCAAGAATCCCAATCTCGGGACATAGCTTTATGGTTCCGTAGGTGAGTCTGCTCAATAGCTGCTCAACTACCTCCCGGCCTCCCATACGCTCCGTAGTGGCTTCCACGTTCTCGGGGCTGATCAACTCCAACCCCGCTTGACTCAACTCCGCTGTGATGGGGTTGGGTTCTATCATTAACTTAACACCCTCCTTTTTTAACTGAGGCTCGCCCTACTCGGTTGTATTGAATACCATGCCAGTTTCCACCTGCATCGACGAACTCGATTGAAAGGGGATAGTCCGCTGTCATGTCGAACTGAGCCCCAACAACGTATCCGCCGAAGATCTTCAGGTGGGAAATGTGATCCGCGAGGATGGACAAATGATCCGCCACCTCTGCAACCGAATCCGTGCCCTTATTCATTTCAACCTCCTTTACCAAATAGCTGATTAGGAGGCAGAGTGGGGTATGATCACCTCACTTAGGCCCTGCCTCCCGCACAGCGTTGGTTGTGAGTACCCCGTGTAAGTAAAGTAAGAAATTACCCACTCGTTTCGGAATAGCACGTTTTCCGCGTACAAACTGCATGAGGAGCCGTACACGTACTTACATACTCTCTATACACAGGGCTTGGTTTATGCCCTTATGGGCATTTGGACGGCCTCTTAGAGGCTCCATACTACCCCCAAGTATTTACCCAGGACACCTGTGGCGTACCTAGGGGTAGATTGCAGCCTATCGACGGGGTGGTAGTGACATTAGCCAGAAAGAGAATCCAACCAGTACCACAACCATTATTGCGCCGATGAGGAACACGATCAGTCGGTGAAGACGAGCTTGCCGAGCATATTCAGGCGATACAATTGCCCGCCGTTCGCGGGGCTGTCGCCATTCGTGCGCGGCTTGAACTTCGGGGCTGCACCACCTGCGAGCCAGGCATCCTCTCGCGTGAGGACGCTGATAGCCGTCTTGGGCAGGCGACCCTTTCGTGTGGTACGGGTCTTGCCTACTATCACAGGCGGGGTCTCGACTTCTGCCCGAGCGTCCTGCAACTGCGCCATGACCGCCTCCGCGATGGTCTGCACGAGGGTTGCATGGTCGTCAGCCTGCTGGACTGTCTGCACCTGTCCGATCTGGTCGGAGTAGATGCTGCAATACGCTGCCAGGCGGGTCGCATCGGTGCGCCGCTTGGTGATCTCCGCGTACTGCGGGTGTCGCGCACTTACGCGCGAGGCCAGGTAGAACTCCAATCCTGCCTCTGGCCCCTCTGTGCGAGCGATCTGAATGTGCTTGGCGAGCTTCATAAAACCCGTCCTTTCTCCCACAACCTGTGGGGGTATAGCTTCCGCGTTATGCGTGAAGCTACGGCAGGGTTGCTAATAATCAGGATATGTGATGTGTGATCATAATCACACTGTTCATGTCACTTGGTGATTATCAACAGCCCCACCGTAAACTTCACTACTACGATACGGTGTGTGTATATTTCGTTGATTACTCCAATGACGCATCGACCGTTGCTGCTAGGCTTACTATACCCCAATAAGGTGTCTTTCAGCCATGCTGCAATCGGTGAGCCGCTACAAAGGCTACCCCACGTCCATTCTGCCCATTATTGGGACTTACACGTTGGAAGGGTGGACGGATGCTCTCGCACCAAGCCGCATACCCATACACATGATACACAGCCACCTTGCCCTCTCACGTTGATAAATGCGATTCTAATAAAGGCTCACCCTTCCGGTGGGCTGACACAGAGGTAATCTGTATCCTACAGAGAGTAAGTGGGGCTTCTCTGCTCGCTGCGACCCTGGACTAATACGGGTTATGGTGGTTACCTGGCTGCCGTCCTAGACAGCCACCCTGCCTCTCGGTTACACACTAGATAATCTAGTTGGAGAGCGGTGCAGACAGGGCCACTCAATCGCTATGTTAGAGCCTATAGCTCTCTCCCTGGTCGTCAAACCGATCCAGCCGTCGGAGACTACAGGCGCCGGCTTTGTGAGTCAAGTAAAGTTTTGTTAAGTCTCTCAGCGCCTTTGGTTGAGCCAAATCTGCCTACCTCCAAACCCTCAAGTGCCCTCAAGTTTGTGACGAACATCTGTTCTCCCCTATTGTTATATCGTGAGGGAGCCTCACGAGAGCTGACGAGAGCCTCACGAAGATTTGTAACCGCCATGGTTCACTCCCGCCGTCCATGAGCTCTTTGACTATCGCGCGTATGGGCGAATATCGGGATATGGAGTAGTGGAGGCAGAACGGACTGTACGGACTGTAAGGCGTTCTAAGCCCCTAGGGGTACTCGGGGTAGTGGAACCTGGGGTTAGGGGTAGGAAGCCGGGAGAATGCGTTACAGGGGGCATTACGGCGATGCTGGTTGACTACTGCTTACAGGGATATAGGGCGCTACTGAGGCTAGGAGTCTCGAGGAGGTGCGCGACCCTGGCAGATATCAGGGCATAGAAGAGCCCCCCTAGCTGTTGTAGCCCAGGGGGGCGATAGTACGACGTCGGGAACTAGACAGTCAGGAGCCCGGCGACGTTGAGGCGGTAGAGCTGATAGTTACTAGCCGGCCGGTCGTGATCCTTCGGCTCAAATGCCTCGTCTGCTCCGAGGAGCGTCCATGCGGTACCAGCGGTAATGCAAGACGCTGCGACAAGGGTAGCCTTCGTCTTGTTCTTGCTCCCCTTCGGCCTTCCTGCCTTCCTAGCAGGCGCTTGCGCTGGTGTCGTAATAGGCGCCTCCGGTGCGCCTGGCAGCATCGCTGCAACCGTATTGGCTACTAGCTCCGCTATTTGCTCGGGAGTCATGTTGACTCCTTCCTGCCCCGTAGGGCTGTGTGTGCCGTCGGATTGACTGACACGAGCCAATGTCTAGAGGTTAGTTGTGATGGGTTTGTAAGGCCGTCTCTGCGGCCCATGACATTGTGACAGGGGTTGTGACAGTGGGTGTTGAGGTCTGATCATAGGTTGATGCTATGGGTCTGGTTGTTCGTGACAAACCATGTGTTAACACACCCTTAATGCCCAGATGCCCCTTCATTTAGTAAAGCGACCCTAGGCCCCCGTTGTGGGTAGTACCTGCTATTTAATGGATTTCATCCCCTACAGAGGCAAATCCCAAAGGGTTCGACCCCCCGGGTTCAAATAGGGATTAATAGACGCCTATCGAACCCCCTAATTTCCCAAGCTCGTCCGTACAGAAAAGTATAGTCTTACCTAGACTAAAGTATAGGTTTTCAAAAAAAGGCTTTACAGAAGGGGTTCCCAAGGGTAATATATTTGGGTGAAGAATATACTAATATATGCTTATTTTAGTCCTTAATAAGCTAATATTAGCTAAAGTAGCAGTACTGCATACTCTTAAGTGTTTTTATAAAGCTAACACTTGCATATATGGCTTACATATGCTATAATACAGTATGGAAGTAAATATAAGCAAAGGAGTAGTTTTGGAAGTATTTGAGTACAACAGGCCAGAATCCGTCCCTTGTACAGGATGTGGGCGTAGATTTCAAATTAGCCTCAAAAACCTTACAACTGAAGATTCAGAGGGACACTATTGCCCCAGATGTATGGGAAATGGGTACGATTGGTCTGAAGGATTCAAAGCAGAACCTCAACCGGTAAGGATCTATTATCAGAGGTAGGCGTTTTGCGTAATAAGAAACGGCCGTAAAGACCTTTGTCATCGCCGTCCATACGCATATATACGCCTCAAGTCCGGCGAACCGGACGTAAGGACTGTAAGACGGGCTTCGGACAAAATTTTATGATGGAACGTCGTCTAATCGGAAGGATTCCGGGCTCTGAACCCGGCGATCTAGGTTCGAGTCCTAGCGATCCAGCCATTTTTAGGAGAAAACGTGAGTAGAACCTTTCGGAGAAGGGAAGTAAAGTGGTCTTCCCCCCGGAATCTGCAAGGAAAGAGGCCCAAGGACAACCTTAGAGCCGAAATAGAAGAAGATTTAAGGGAGATTCGTTCCCCCGTCTACAAATGGGAGAAAGAAAGGGAGACAAATGCTACTTAGTGCCCTCATCACCCTCAGTTTGGTAGCTGTCCCCCTTATCTCTTGGCAGGTGGGCACAAAGATTATCAAGAAGCAGAATAAAGCTATCATCCTCCAGTGGGGAAGGTTCATAAATACCCGTAATGGGCTCAAAAACTCCCCCTTTCACGAAAATGAGCCCGATATTGTAGAGTTTAGGGACTTCAAGTTTTGGGTTAGGTTGTATCCCAATCCGGGGTTCAATCTGCCTGTACTAGGATATTGGTCAAAATTTAGAGGAAGGAGGAGGTAACTTGCCTCAGTTTGCTCGCCCTGATGCCGATGTGACGGTAACAGGTTGGGTTGAAGACGACGACACATCGGTCAATATGTTTCAAGAGATTGACGAAGTAGCGTTTGATGACACCGATTATGTCAAATCACCCACACCACCGGGCACAAATGAATACGAAGCGGGTCTTACAGATGTAACCGATCCTGTCTCCTCTACCGGCCATATCATGCGTTGGAGACGGCGTAAGCAGCCAGCAGCGGGTTCGGCTGATATTAACCTCACCATTCGGCTAATGCAAACCCTTACCCAAATCACTTCACAGGCGGATAACACCCTCCCAACCACTTTTACCTCTACCTCTTATACCCTTTCAGCGGCAGAGGCAGACGCAATCACGGACTACACCGCACTCCGCATGGAGTTTGTAGCAGCCCAGGTTTAAAGTATGGCCTTCCCGACCTTTGTAGCTGCAGGAGTTCTGGCTGAGGGTACAGTCGGGGCCACAATCGTTCCAAGCGCCTCCCATGTCTCTGGTGACTATGAACTTTTGATTGTGGAAACCCAGGATCAGGTTTGCACCCTTTCTACCGCTGCGGGGTTTACTCAACATCCCGGTTCTCCTGTCTCTTGTCCCTCAGGTACGGCAACAATAGCAACCCGCCTTACCCTCTTTGAGCGTATTTGGGATGGGGCAGCCGGTTCACCAATAACAAATGACTCAGGTAACCACGATATTGGTTGTATTCTAACTTTTAGAAGATCCGCTGGCACCTGGTCCAATCTATCTGATGTTCGTTCCTCCATCAGTGGGACGGGTTGGGCCGCTTCACCTGAAACAGTAGAGGATACAACCCTCTCATGGACGGGCATCACTACGGATACAGCTGACCAGCTGATTTTCCATTTGATTGCCCAGGCTAAGCCCGATATTGCAGGTGGTACAGCAGAAATGTCCGCCCACACAAATGCCAATCTTGCTACAATTACGGAACGGTTTGACGATGCGGCTGCTTCCGGTAACGGAGGGTGGATTGGATGTTTTACAGGTACATTGGCTACAGCGGGTGCAACCGGCACTTCAACAGCTACAGGTGCTACAGTTTCTTTCCACGCCAATCTAATGATGGGAATTAGGGATTCAGCCCCGGCTGGTGTTGTTCTCCCGCCTAAACCAGTCATTATTCAATTTGCAGTAAATCGCTCCAACAGATACTAGGAGGTACTTGTGGACGCCGTATATATCACCCGCAATACAGTTTTTGCGGCAACCGCAGGTGCCAAAACTGTGCTCAAGTTGGTAACCCCAACAGGTTTTAACATCAAGGTTCTTGAATTAGCACTCTTTACAGACGGTGTTACAGCCACAGCAGTTCCGGCCACGTGGGATCTTTTCACCTCGGATGAGACCACGGCCGGCACTGGGGGTGGCACCGCTGTTACAAGCCAGGTTGCAGGCGCAGCTATTGCTCATGGGCTTACCGTTACTCAGAATCATACAGCGGAGGGCACAACTTATTCTGTTGTAAAGAGTGGTTTTGCTCCACAATTCATGGGGACACTTATTCTCCCAAATCCACTTGGCACAGAGGAAAACTCACCCGCAGGAACGGCTGATTCAATTGGTCTGAGAATCAACGTTACAGCTAACGTTAACGTTTTGGCGTGGCTTAAGTGGACTAGGGCGTAAGTCATGGCCCGGTTAGGGCGAGGGTATATATACCCAATATACTTTCATGGAACCAATGTTGATGTTCGTGCAGATATTTCTTGGGCAGAGTTTGAAGTCCCCTCATTGAACGCACGTGCTGATGTATCCTGGGCAGAATTTGAAGTACCTTTTCTCAATGCACGAGCAGATGTTTCTTGGGCTGAGTTTGAGGTACCTACAGCAAATGCACGGGCAGATATTTCCTGGGCAGAATTTGAGGTTCCGACTCTTAATGCCCGTGCAGATATTTCTTGGGCAGAGTTTGAGATACCATTTCTTAGTGCACGAGCAGATGTTTCTTGGGCTGAGTTTGAGATACCCACAACTAATGCAAGAGCAGATGTTTCTTGGTCTGAATTTGAAGTTCCTCTTACAGGAGCTAGAGCGGAAGTATCCTGGGCTGAGTTTGAGGTACCTTTCGTAAATGCCCGTGCAGATATATCATTTGCAGAATTTGAGGTTCCGTCACTTGCGGGGGGGGCTGCAAGTTTGTACCAAGATCCTCATGTACCACATCATACTCATTAAGGAGACATATGCTACCAGCAGGTTATACAAATGCTGTCGCTGTGACCCCGAGCGATACTGCTCCCGTCATTAGCCGTGAGGGTGTTGCACATCCCTTTGCGGCTGTTTTTTGTGGGACGGTAACTGCTGGACAAACTGTTACAGTAATTACAGTAGGGGGTCAAACAGTAACATTTACTAACCCCGTTCAGGGTGCTGCAATCTATATTCGCGGTACTCATGTTAAAGCCACAGGAACTACGGCCACCAACCTAGTGGCCCTCTGGTAATAGAATGAACGGGTGTGGGACCATTAAATGGCCTACAGGGTTGATTGTGGGCGAATTCATTTGCAAAGGTATAGGAAGGAAGTTTGTCCTAGCGAGGATTGGAATGCCTACATCTACACATTTTCAGAAACCAGAAGATATTAAGTGGTGCAACGAGTGTGGGAGATACTACAATCCGAAATTTCCTCACGAGTGCAATGCAAAAGAAGTTAATGAGAACCAACACTCTTTGGAGAGGTTCTTGAAGCGTTATCATGTCAAAGAGGAAAGCTAAGCCGCCCCCTCCTGGGGTATCCTCAAATCTAAAGGAAGGCAAGTCTAATGGCTCTAGGCGCAGTTACAAGAGTTAAGGCCGGTGTGTTCGGCGATGTTCGGTATGCTATTGTTGATGTTCTACCAACTGCTGGTGCAAACTATGTGACCGGCGGTGAGGCCTTTAATGTGGCTCAGGTTCCCGGTGCTACCGGTACGCTCCTTGGCGTAATTGTTCTTGGGGGCGGAATTGACGCCACCAACAAACGCTTTGTCGAGTGGGATGCTGTCAACAAGAAGCTTGTGGTCTACAACCAGACGCTGGGCACCGATGTCGGTCTCATTGAGGCTGCTGTCAACAGCAACTTCTCTGCTGCCGCCGATTCGGTTCGTCTGCTTGTTCTAAGTAAGTAACAAGTTGAGATATCTTGAAGGGGGTGAGTAACGTTCCAGACTATCACCGAAGTCAGGGTATCACCCTCACTGATGGGGATGTTGTGGACCTTTTGGCCCGATATCCCCAGAAGTTTTTGTGGTTTGCCCAACACGGCTACCACCCGCATTATTACCAATTCTTGTTCCACACGAACACGAATCCAGAGAATAACCGGCTTACCCGGTTTCGTCATTTGGTTGCAGGTAGGCGGGGAGGTAAAACCATCAGTGCAGCCTGGGAAACTATTTTCTATGCCCTACATCCAGAAATATTCCATCAGGATCTCCACGGTACAAACAACCGCAGGCCCTTAGTTATCTGGGTTGTAACCCAGGACTACACGCTAGGTCTCTGGGCCAAGCTGGCTATTCGCGAGGTATTGCAGGCAGGTGGTATGGTTGAAGGCGTGGACTACAAGGAGAACCGAGGGCACCAGTGGATCGAGTTCAACAACGGGTCATTCTTACTTTACAAGACGGCTGATAACCCTCAGAAGCTCCGTGGTGCAGGCGTGGATATCATGTGGTTTGACGAGTCCGCCTTCATTGTGAACGAGGAGGCGTGGTTCACCTCGTCTCCGTCCCTAACTCAGACCCTCGGAATGTTTCTTAGTACAACCACACCCGATGGTAAGAACTGGTTTTACAATGAGTTCTGGTCTGACAAGGCGCTGGGCTCTCCGCTGCATGGTAGGGTGGAATACTGGTCTATTGACAGCCCCTATTATGCCTCTGAGGAGTGGATGCGCCTCAAAGAGGAGTACCACCCCTTCAAGTTCAAACAAGAGTTCCAAGCTTCATTTGATGCTATGGCCGGAAAGGAGTTGTCGGGTGAATGGCTCCATTATTACGAGCCTGCGGAATTGGACACATACCGTGATCCTAATGGCGCACTCACCGGGCTCACTATGTACGTGGCTGTTGACCCTGCTGTTTCACTGGCTGACTCTGCCGATAGATTCGCTATTAGCGCCATTGGCGTCACAAAAGACAGACGACAAGCCTACCTCGTGGACCAATGGGCAGGACGTATTCCGTTTCCAGAGCAGGTTGACAAGATCAATCAGTGGTATCAAAAGTATAGTCCCTTCGGGATTGGGATTGAGAAAACTGCTTACCAGTTGGCGCTAGTCCAGCAGGTGCAGCGTCTAGAGGGCCTACCGCCCGTAATTCCCCTTTGGGCTCCCGGTAAAAAGGCAGGGCGCATCCTAGCGATGTCTCCCTTCTTCCGCACAGGGCGAATAAAGATTAGCCGGGTTCAGGTTGATTTCATCAACGAGTGGGTTGATTATGACTCCCTCAAGAAGAACCCCCAAGACGACTGTTTGGATAGTGTAGAGATGGGATTGCGTATAGCAGGTGTTGTGCTACCCTCCCAGCAGCGCCCGGAAGAAGCCCCTCTCCTCGATGGAGCGGCCACTACTGCGAATATGTGGGAAAGTATTGCAGCCAAGGCGGCCATGTCGAGGAAAAACAAAGAGGTGTTCGACGAGCATCTCGGCGACGAATGGTAGAAAGGAATTGTCTTGACCCGCGAAGCAAAGCTTCAGAAGAAGCGAGATTACATGCGGGATTACAGAGCAATGGAGGTAATTGAGTAATGAAACTGACTTACGGTGGGAAGCTGGACAGACCAAATGTTTGCTTCCTATGTGAAACCACACCAGATCATGGTACCAAGGTTATCGACACCGAGCGTTATTTCGACGGACACCCCTTCAATCTACAGGGCCGGCGCTACGTCTGTGAGAAGTGCATCAACTCAATGTTGGTCTATTTTGACCTTGCAACCCATGTAGAAGTTGAAAGAGCACAGGCAGAACTATCACGCTCAAACCAGGTTATTCGCGGCATGAAGCAGCGCATTGATGTCTTATTCAATGATTTGAGGTATCTTGTCGAGAATCCTACGGCACTCACGGAGGTATCAAGTGAACCTGTTCGGGAAGCAGTCGCAAGCTCTGTTGGAGATCGAGAGGGCGAAGACGGAACTTCTGGAACTGAGAATTCTAGCATATCAGGAGGACGTGCAGAGGTTGAAGGCACTTTCTCAGGAGCTAGCCTCTCAACCAGTCCCTACGCGCAGTAGAACCCCCCTCTTTATGAGCGAATCCGAGGAGGATATCCGCTTTATGAAGGAGACGGAACAGATTAGTATTTCCGAAGCCGAGGATATGCTCCGCCAGCTTCAGTTTGATAACGAAACCATCCTCGTTGATGCCCCAGACGAGGATCTAGCACTATTTTAGGAGCGTTTGAATGGCTGATTCAGACCAGGCCGCAGGACAGACTAAGGATGTAAGTAAACTTAAGTCTGCCTCCGATCTAAATGAAAAACTTGACAGCCTGAAGCGTGGTCGCCAGTATCTAGAGGCACAGTGGAAACTGTCTCTAGCCTTCTATAAGGGTAAGCAATATACTTACTACAATAAGTCCCTTAGACGGTTGGAATCTCTACCGGTGGAGGATGGCGAAAAGCCTCGCTACCGGGTGAGGATCGTTAACAATCAAATCTCGCCGGGTGCCCATGCTCTTCTGGCGAAGCTGACTAAGACCAAGCCGGTCACCCATGCTACGGCTACATCTGGCTCTGATGCGGACATTAAGGCCGCCCAGCTAGCCGATAAGCTGTTGGAGCATTGGTGGAGTGAATTTAGCCTTGACGATAAATTGGCTGAGGCACTCTTATGGACAGTTATTACCGGCCAAGGCTATTGGAAGGTTACATGGGACAAGGACGCGGGTAAGCAGATGCGCTTCCTCCTTGATCCCGAGGGCAATCCCATTACCGATTCCTCTATGCAGGATCTTTTTCGGGCTGAACTATCTAATATCGGTATTCAGCCACAAGAGAAAGTTGTCTATATGGGGGACATCAAGGTAGAGGTTCTCTCCCCGTTTGATGTGTTTGTGGATGATAGCGCCAAGGTCTTTGACGAGGCCAAATATGTCATCTGTGTCCATAATATGACGCCAGAGGAAATCAAGAAAAAGTGGGGCGTGGAAGTCAAAGCCGACGCTATACCAACGGGTAATGATGTTGGCTCCACGATGCCGGGTTCGGCACTTAATGCAACCGAACCAAGCGTGAAGGGCGTTAACGTTGGCTACTTCCTTCCGCAATCGACTATTCCTAATGGACGTATGGTGACCTGGGTGGACGAGCATATGTTGGAAGACCAGTCATGGCCGTACCCCACTGATAAGTTGCCGCTGGTCAAATTTCCTGGTATTCGTGTGCCGGGGCAGATTTACGACATGGGAGACGTTGAAGGCGCTATTCCGATCCAGAAGGACCTCAACAAGACAATCTCCCAGATTGTCGAATATAAGAATCTTACGCTCAAGCCTCGCGTGTGGGCACCTACAGGTAGCCTTACAGGGGTGCGCTTGACCTCCGAGCCTGGTGCTGTATACGAGTATAATATCATCGGAGATCACAAGCCTGAAGTTGAGCAATTGCCTTCAATGCCTCCCTATGTCTTTGAGCACCTTAAGAATCTTAGAGACGATATTAGGCAGGCATTTGGAATCGTGGATATCACAGAAGGTACGCCTCCTCCGAATGTTGAGGCCGGTATTGCTATTGACCTACTTCAGGAAATGGCGACCGACAGGCTGGCCCCACGTATCCTACTTCTCGAACGGTCGCTAGCCCGCTCAGGTGAGCTTATGCTCAATCTTGCGCAGGAATACTACAAGGAGCCCCGACTTCTGAAGGTGTATGGTTCCGGTGGTTCCACGAAAGCCCGACGCTTCTCACAGGCCGACCTGAAGGGTGGGGTGTCAATCAATGTGGAAACAGGATCAGCGCTACCGCGCACACGTGCGGGCAGACAGCAGCGAATCCTGGACTATGTGGATCGCGGGGTTCTTCGCCCCGACCAGGCGTATAAGTATCTCGATATTGCAGATCTTGAGGGTCTGTCTATGATCTTCCAGGCAGATGAAGACCAGGCATATCGCGAACATGATAGAATCCTAGCAGGGCAGCCGGTCAACATGATTTCCATGATGAACGCACAGACGCAGATAGAGTCAGGACAGGCGGTTAGCCCAGAAGGGGAGCCGGTGACGGATCCTGAGGCGCAGCAGCAGTATATACAACAGGAGTCTCTGCGACCCAATTTGTTCGAGAATCTACAGTCTCACCTTGATGTTCACGCTTTGTTTATGAAGTCCCCTGAGTTCGAGTCGCTGCCAATGGAGTCCAAGCAGTCCTTCATTACCCATTATCAACTCACTCAGGAAGCATTGGCGCAGCTACCGAAGCCCATCGAGTTCAAGCCGGTTACACCGACCTTGCAGATCAAGAGCACGGCCGGGCCTACTGCTACAGCGAAGATCCTGGATCGCGCAGGTATCGACGTTACAGCAGAGGATATGCAGGAGCCGCCGCTTGAAACCTGGGTGTCCGATAGCATTGATAAGATCGACCAGGACGAGGCGGGGAATGACCCGCTTACTCCACTGGATATGCAGCTTAAGGCCCAGGAAATTCAGGTCAAGCTGGCAGATGCAGCAATTC